ATGGAAACTTATGATATATATTTTAAAGAAGGTAATGATTTTGCTAATAAAGGATTTTCATTGAAAGATAAGGCTAAGGCCATTAGAATGGCGGAAGATATGTTGGCTGAACGCAAAGGATATGTGAAGGATTTTGTTGGAGGAACTATTTCCGTAATGTGTAAAGAAACGAAAGAGGAAGTTTGGTCCAAGCCGATAGAGGAGGTTTAATGCAATTTTTACATCTTTTTTTGCCTTGCCAATCATAGAGTTGTGAAATACAGTGCTGTAATTGAAATGGTACGTAGCCGTTAATAGCAGCAACCCTTGGTTGTATTTGTGGTGGATTTGTTATTGGCGGACATGAATATTTCTTTCTCTTCTAGGATATTCGGTATATTTCTCCTTTCATGCTTTTGCCGGACTGATATAGATAATGCCGGGTAGCACTTGATAGGACGATGATTGTTCTTTTACTAAGATGCTTCAGTATGACTTTTTCCGATCCTATCCATTCTTGACATATAGTTGTTATTCATAGCTAAATACACCGTATTCCCAATGAAGCTTTCTGTTGGGATCCCTTTGGTGTTCGTGTAACTATTGTGACTGTTATTATGCCGATGGGGTATAATATTGATACAATAATGATTTTTCATAATAACTTTTAACTTATGATTTAGATAGCTCCGACTTGTCACAAATCGGGGTTATCCGCTTGTTATGCTATTAAACTTGGTCAGCTATTGGTTAACAATTTCACGCAACAGTAACTCTTTGGAGTAAAAGTGGCAAATAATTTTTTTGTTCACATGAAAAAAACTTTCCCAAAAGCTTTGTATTATTGATTTTCTATGTATCTTTGCATCGTTATTATTTCTCGGGGTATTAGCTCATCTGGCTAGAGCGTTAGACTGGCAGTCTAAAGGTGGCGAGTTCGAGTCTCGCATGCTCCACATTACAAACCTCTCTGTTTCAGAGGGGTTTGTGTTTTATTAAGCTTCTCCAACTTTCGTTTTTGGATAAAAAAAAGACAGTTTGTGCCACTTTTGGCAAAAAGAACTTGTCTAAAACGAATCCAGAACAATTATGACAACTCTTAAAGCCGCCGTTGTTCCGGCCAAGGTGCTGAAAAACGGCAAACACAGAATTCGTATAGCAATTGGTCATAAACAGGAAACAAGATACATCGTTACCCGATTTGAAATAGATAATACTGCTAATTTTAAGGGAGGGCAGGTGGTAGGTGTTCCTGATGCTGCACATGTTAATGCTAAATTACGTGGAATACTTAATTCATATCAGGATGCCTTGGATAAGATAAACACATCATCCTATACTTGTACTCAACTTGTCGAATACTTGTCCTCGGTAAAGCAGGGAGCCATCTCTTATAGTGTCGCTTCGGCTGACTATATGCAGAATTTGATTAAAGAGGGGAGAAGGAGCACTGCTTCTTTATATCAAAGGGCGAGTGATTACTTCATTGAGTTTGTCAAATATGATATAATGCTTGATGGAATTACTCCCCGGACCATAAAGGATTTTGATATTTATCTAAAAAATGTCCGAAGGCTGGCTCCTGTTACTTGTGGTATGCACATGGCACATTTGAAGGCAATAATCAATCAAGCAATAAGGGATAAGAAGGTATCATATGACACGCATCCTTTTGAATATTATGAAAGACCGGCAGGAATGCCCAAAGAGCGTGATATCTCGGTAGCTGACGTAAAGAAGATAAGGGATGCGGAGATAAAAGAGAAGTCCCAGCGTGTTGCCAGGGATGTGTTCATGCTTTCGTATTATCTAGGAGGTATCAATCTGATGGACTTGATGCAATACAATTTCAAAGATGCGAAAATTATGGAATATGTACGTGAAAAATCAAAAAATACAAAGAAAGGTGATATGAAAATCAGCTTCACTATTCCTGAGGAAGCAAAACCTATTATCAAAAGATGGATGGGGCGTAATGGAAAGCTTGATTTTGGTTATAAATACTCTTATCCTAATTTTCGTAACTATGTAACAAAAGAAATTATAAGGTTAGGGGAGAGGTTGGAGATAGAATCGCATGTCGTATATTATTCAGCTCGTAAATCCTTTGTCCAACATGGTTTTGAGCTGGGCGTACCATTGGAAACTTTGGAGTATTGTATAGGCCAAAGCATGAAATCCAATAGACCGATCTTTAATTATGTCAGAATTATGAGAAAACATGCTGATGAAGCCATAAGAAAGATTTTAGATAATCTAAAGTGAGGATTCAAGAACTAGAGCGATTGCTTCGGAAGTCGCTTCCTCTTTTTCTTTGTCTATCTCTGAGTTTAGCCGTTCTATCAAGTCCATACTCCCTGTGACAATCGTTTTTGTGCCCTCAGAGGAAGAAATTGTAAGTTCATAGTGTCCATAGCCTATAAACTTTTTGGATAGCTGATAAGTGGTTGGGGGGGATTTTGACATATGCGAATTGTGTTAGCAGCGGAAAAAGAAAACGGTTCCGCTTTCCCGTTGCGTTACATTCCGTGATCGAAACAGTGGATACATTAATATTCCACACGGGGGTCAGAACCGTATATGAAGAAGCTACAGGCAATAATAATCGTCTGTAGCTCAATACGAGACAACGCCTCGATCACTTCAAAATGTAACGCAATGCAAAGATAAGGTTTTTATTCGATTCTACAATAAAACCGTCCCTACTTATCACAAGCCGGAACGGTTCAGATTAGTTTCGTTTTTGACAATTTACTTCACATTTTATTGAACAAAATACCAATGGATTTGTTCAAAGGGATTTGCCTATTTCTAAAAATATTTGTTGTCACATTATTACGTATTACAAAAAAGGAGGGCATCGTGCATCACGAGCCCCTTCTCAAACTTTTATTATGAGATTGGCTTCTACTCCAAAATCACAGGGCAAAGATAGTGAAAATTCTATTCTTGCCTGCTGAATATATAATCCAATTGGAAAATTGTATTTTTTGCTATATAATTTTTGATAACAATTGTATAAAAAACACCCCGATTCATCACGAGCCAGAGTATTCAACTTATGAATTAAAAACCTTATTATGAGGAATCATTATTACGCCAATGTTTTTTTCGCCAACAGCGCAACAATAATCAGTATGGTTACACAAACACAGGCAAAACCGAATTGTTCATGGAAATAAAAAAAACTTCCCGACTTATCACAAGCAGGGAAGTCTTAATCATAAATTTAAAGTCTTATTATAAGAAATCGTTTCCACGTTGTCGCCTGACCGCTGTCAGTACGATAACAATAAGAATTGCCACACTAACACATGCCAGAACTATTTGTTCAAGCAAATTGGATTCTCTTTTATCCTTCGTCGTTTCGGTATGATCTTTCTCATGGATATTAGAAGAACATTTCTTGTCGGCATTGAGTTTTATAGCATCGGTTATAACCGTTTTCTTGTCTTTTGCCTGATTGAAATTTCCCTCTATTTGCCCGTCCGCCAATAACGGAGGTTTCCCGGTCAGGCTATCGGGCGGTTTTCTTGTGTCATAAACTCGAAAATCAATCACATAGTTACCATTAGTGGTAATGAGTTCGCTCAAAGACGTACTTGATCCGTGTACGATGTTGACAGATTCACGTGTACTATCCTTGCTGATTACTTCTACATCGGACTTGACAGCCTTATGCGAGCTGCCACATGATCCGAACAACAGGAACAAACACATGAAAGGAGCCAGCAATATATGTCGGCTTACCCAGTTCATAACTCTAACCAACATAGTCTACAACTTAAGAACTTGCATCCTGTTATTTCCGTCAACCCGATAACTGACGTGCACCCATGCAAAATTGCTTTCGTCAATCAACTGATCATAGGGCAGGTTCTTTCGGATATATTCAAACAATAACTTGTTTTGCTGACGGTCGCCAGTATCAATATCAGCAGCTTCCCCTTTCATGTGCTGCGAGGTCTTACTTCCCTTGACGGCCGCATTAAGTTCCGGACAGCGATAACCACTGTTTACTGTTATAGGCTTTTCCCACCACTCACGTAACGGATCAAGCACATTATCTACCAAGGCAGTCAGAGCAGTCACATGCTCCTGTCTGCATCTGTTATTGATACCCAAGCGGTCAGCAGTCGTTGACTTGCAGAGTTCCGCAATCGTAAAATACTTCATTTCTTTTCCTCCTTTTTGTTTTGCAATAAAAAAAATATTGCTACTTTTGCAGAAACACATAGTGTGTTTTTCATGTAATAGAACAGAGGTTACCGGTCTGGCGAGGCCGGTTTTTCATTATCCCTACCGATTGCCCCCTGTTCCTCATCAAACAGTATCTGAGCCACCATCCTGGCGATATCATCCTTATTCTCGATAATCACACTCATTGTCTTCTCTGCCTTGCGCAACTCCGCTTTTTCCCACGATTTTTCGCGTACCGATTTAAACTCACAAAAAATGCAGTAACCCGTCCAGATCATAGAAAAAACAGGGAAGGGGATAATCACACAGCATAACAGATCAATGAAGCACAACTCTATAAATGGAGTGAAATACTTCTTCGCCTTAACGGCTGTTTTCTTATACCCCGTGGATGTTCTTGCCTCTCCCCGTTGCTTGGCTTTCATTACTCCTGTGATAAGATCCACTAACATCGCCCCCATTGTAGCCGCAATACACAAGGCTATAAGCACAATATGTATCATCATGTGCTCGTTGATAAAATTGTAAATTACATCTCTCATTGCTTTGTCTTGATTATAAAATATATTGTTCCAAAGATATGTCTATTTACTTACGTCATTGTTGCAGAATTACTTAAATCCATTGCCACGATATGACAATAAAAAAGACAAGAAAAATTAATTATAAAGCTTTCTGCTAAACCCAATAGTAGAAATCTAGTAGAAATATTAACATACAAACACTTATTTCTACTGAATATCTACCACTATTCAATAAAATGATATTATCAATTGATATTCAACTTATCATCCAAGTTCCGGCGGAACTTAGGCTAAAAATAAGATACATTATGGCAAAAATGCATAAACTGACGAAGGGCGGACAAACCATATTCCCGGCTACCATCTATGATGCGGTGGTTAACCCCAAAACGCGTAAGAGTCTGGCTACAGAAATGTCGGGGTTAAATAAAGGAAGTGCCATTTCAACACAATTTGATACAGATTTTTCAAAAACCAGACTTGGAATTCCAAAAGAAAATAGAAGTACAGGAAAGATTTTAAGTTATAGGAATGGAGCAACTGGGGAACTCACTGTTGAAATGTATATAGGAACATCTATGGATGATCAATATTGGAGCGATGATTTATTCTGGTGCCCATTGCTGCCATCGACCAAATTTCCCTTTATCAACGTCACGGCAATAACCGGCAATAATTACAACACGCCCGATGCTGCCAGGAATGCTCTGCCGAATACTTACAATAAAAAAATCGGATTGGTTTTCACTTATAGAGATTTGACAAACAGATATAGGGTATATCTGTACAATTCTGAAACGAGTAATTATATACCGCTTGATTCTTACATGTACGATTCTGTCGTGTATAATTCGAACAAATCTAATACGAGGTTGTCGATAAGCAGTATTAACCGGAGAAAAGGATTTATCTTATCGTATCAAAACGAAGACAGGTTTATAATTGAAATATATAAATCTGATAGTGTAGATAATGCAAATTGGATAAATGACAAGAATTGGATCGAAGTATTAACCATTGACTCTCTTGAAGAGGTTAAAAACGACTTGATGACAATACGACATATGTTGCAGGATGTGTCAATCAACAAGGTATATGACGAACTTTTGCTCACCAATAAGACAATAGACGGAGCCGGAAATATTGTAAATGGGAATGGGATTGTTATAGAAAGAATTGATATACCGGCAGGAGAAGAGTATATCTATACCAATGCATATTCGGTTTATTTTTATAGAGATAATGGCACGCTGCTTGGCACGATTAATATGGGTGCTTCAACGGGAAAGAATATTTCAAAAAGAGAGATACCATCAGAAGCATCATATTGCAGGGCTTGGAATAATAACGCAAGAGATTTTTATTATCTATCATTCAATGAGAATTTTATTCCGCTTGAATTCGGTATAACACAGCTTCCTGAAACTTATTTAGATAAAAATCTGATAACAAATGATAATCTTATTGATGGTTATAACAATGTAAATGGATCGTTACAGTCAAACGAAGCTTATAATACTACACGATTGATCAGAGTCGTTGACAACATAACATCTGTATTTACCAATGCATTTTCAGTCGCCGTGTATGCAGCAGATGGTACGTGGATTGGGTATAGGGGCAGTCAAACAAAAACCTTTAGGGAGGTGATGACAGGTGAAAAAAATTGGGAATATATAATTTTTAATTTCAACAGTGTGGACTCCCCGTTTGTCTCGTTGAATTATTACCCTTGCAATCCGCAAAATGTGAGAAATGTAAAATTAGATAGAAATGAAATAATCAATATGGCGTATAAGGGGAAGAAATTTTGTTCATTTGGAGATTCGATCGTAGAACTGATCTCGTGGCAGAAGTATGTGTGGAAATATCTTCAATTCTCAACACATTATTGCCGAGGTATCGGAGGCTCCAAGGTTACATCCATTTCCCCAAAAACCAAGAAAGTGGACGAAAATGGCTACTATAATGCCGCTCATCCCGAAGAAGGAACTATCACTATACAGGATAATATGTGTGGTGACGGCCGAATAAATACTATTCCGACCGATACGGATGTATTAGTCATATATGCCTCCGCTAATGATATCACGGCAAATGCCCAAATCGGGGAGCTTGACGATCAGGACGAAAATCATTTAAAATACGCCTATGGGCTAATGTTGAGAAAGATTATCAAAAGATTGCCGGATGCCAAGATATTCGCTTGCATACCACATAATTTTTACAACTCTCATAATAATGCTGATTATCCTTATAAAAATAATATAGGATTAACGATACAAGATTACGGGAGTGTGATAAGAGAAGTATGTGCAATATATTCCGTCCCCGTAATTGATGTAAATGCATTAAGTGGAATATCAACACTTAATATCACAACGTATTTGCAGGATCAAGTACATCCAAATTCCGCAGGGGGGATGAAGATAGCTAACGTTGTTATTGATGCTTTAATTCAATATGTTCTCATGGATCTAACCAATCCTTACATCGAAGATACAAAAATGTAAAATTATGATAATTAAAAAGTTAATCACTAAAATAATGTTCCGTCTGTCTGTTGAAGTGCATCCGGATGCGGAATGGTTTTAAGCATAAGGGCTGACCTACACCAAGATCAGCCCTTACGTATTATAGTTATCGTTAGCGTTATTGTCGGCCAGACCTGAAAAATATACCAACGGACCAGCAGATTAAATCTTGTTGATCCGTTGGTAACAACTTAAACGACAAAAAGTGGAAAACTATACTTATTATTCATCATTTATATGGATTGCATCTAATTTAAAGGCATTCGTATTTTTTTTCATTTGGTACACTTTTATATCAGGATTTAGTTTTTTAGCAATCTTGATTAACCCACTTTCTTTTTCGTTAATGTTTACCCCTAAATATATGGATTCAAAACATTCTCCTCCAATTCTAGGAAAAGCTCTTACCTCTTTTCTGTCTATTAGATCACTTTTATTATTTGAGTCAGGTAACATAATCCATGGAAAAGGCTTGAAAATAAACATACGTGCTTCTTGTTCATGTTCCCAGACTTTAGCTTTTGTACACATTTGATAATAAAAGAAATCTTCTTCGTTTTGGAAGTAATCCGGTTTTTCAATAATATCACGATATTGGACTTCATGAGCATGTTTATCAACTATCAGTCCAAGTGATGCATCGAAATATTTAGCCACTTTCTCCATATTCAAGCCAATACAAACTCCTCTATGATTATTATAATAGGCCCACATCAATAACGAATCAAAGACTTTTGACAAGCAGCATACCCAGACGTCCTCCCGATTCCTTCTATATTGGTCAAATGCAAGCGATTCAATAATATCCGATGTCCATGTTTTACACCTTTCAGAAGGTACTTTAGAGAAGTCTATTAAATTTGGATCGCAGTCGAAAGGATCGTTGAATTGCATCGCATTAGTAAACTGGAGAGTTTTATTTGAAAGCATCATTTTTGCTCCTTCAATATCAAGATACTTGTAAAGAACGGAATTCTTTGTTCGGCTTCGGTCTGTATGTTGTTGATCTGATTTCATATTATCATTGTATACTAATTTATAACTATATTTATCCTCTTTTCTAAAAGAAGTTTTGAGATACAAAAGTACATCTTTATTTGAAAATTAATAAAGCATATAACAAATAATGAAATATGATCATAAAATTATATCTATTGGCATAAATGCTTTTAAAAAGCAACGACTATTTAAAGGATGACTCTCTTGAAGAGTGCCCCCTTTAACATTCTAGAACCATTCCGCATCCGGATACACTTCTACGGATAGATGGTTCATTATTCTGATGATTAGGTCTCGGATCATATTATATGTTTTGAGTGTTACTGATAACTTTTCTAGTTACTCTACTATTCTAAAATTTTGCTAACATCAATGTCAGACTTGTTAAATCTATCTCCAATTGATTTTAAAACACATTGTCTAGCTATTTTGGCATAATTACCACTAATATTATCCAATACCAAATCTATACCTCTTATTGATTTATTGTAACATGCACCATAAATAACCATTATAAATGCTGCTGATGTACAATATTCCGCAATATTATTAGGATGCAAACCATCATCGGTAAAATCAGATGCAGGAGTTTCCGAAGTCCATTGTTCCGCTCCTTTAATTGAAATTAAGTCACTACCCCAAAAAGATTCAGGCACATTTCTTAAATTCTGTACTACAACTCCATTAGGAACAATTAAATCTATTCCGTAATAAGAACATACATTTTTTGCACACTGAACAATTCCATTGAACATTTCTTCCTGTGAATTATTGTAAGAAGATAATCCACCATACCCTTTTGCATACGCCCAAGTCATTTGCCAACCAATCTTTACACCACTATTAGGACAATAGTAACGCGCATATTTGATCAAAGAAGGCAAATACGGTTCGATTGTTTCCCATTTACCACTTGCCCAGCTTGCTTGTTGGAATGTTATTACATCCCAATCCGCGAATTGCAAACAATCCGACAATTTTATTTGACTGTTTGTTGTTGTATTTCCGCTCCTGTCAGTTGGATCTACATTAGGTATGTATGTAGTTTCCCCATTTACATTCCTATAAATTCTAAATGCTGAATTTTCATCGTAAGGCTCATCATTAATAATACTGTCTAAATGCTGCTGTAAACTACCTCCAGCTCTCATTACTATTCCATAAGTAACATTTTGTATTCCTAATTTTTCAAACCATAATTGCAGTCTTGATATTGGTTGATCTGCAAAACTATTTCCTACATGAAGAACTTTTAATATCTGTGGACTTTTGGGCAATGAATATCCATTAAAAGCTGGTGGTATTCTAATTGAATCATCACTAGACAATGAATCAATTTTGTTGTTTAGAAAAAAGTTACTAATAATTGGCTGATAAATATTCCCTGATAAACTTCTATTTAAAGAACCATTATTAACATTTGTGTTTGCAAAAATCAAATTTCCCCCATTGCTTTTTATTTCTGCAAATCCATTAAAAACAACATAAGCCCTAATAGAACCAAGGTTTCTATAATACACCTCATCATCTCCATATACATAGATCTCTATTATAGATGAAGTCTTATCACCGATTCCTATTTGAACTCCTCCATTCCCATCATTTACATTAGAGTTCCACCTTAAAGTTCTAAGGCAATATTCCTTACTGTCCTCCAATCCTTCAATGTAAAATTCTTTAAAATATATGTCATAAGGAGAATCAATAAAAAATGGTTCTTTTTCAAGCAATATTTTAGGATTTAGATTTTTAGAAGCTGCCTGATTTTTATTTATAGTATATTTACTCGTATCCGTATTCCCGAATAATAAATATCCTTCTTTTGATAACTCTTCAGTATTCTCAAGTAAAATAGCTGCATATTTACCTTTATTGTCTATAGACCTATAAGAAACAACAGAATCTTGGCATCGAACTTCAACAAAACTACCATCAGAAGTCCCGATATTAACTTGCCATGCTTCAATTGCAGAGTTCCATCCGAATGTTCTTAAGCAATACTCAGTATCTTCAGAAAACCCGTTTGTGTAAAGTTCTTTAATATATCTTCCAATACCCAGCTTGTCATTGAAAAATATATTGTTGTCTTTCACGATGTTGCCTTTTATTTCTAAAACGGTTTCGTTAGTTGCCTTATTCTCACAAGTAGGACTATTTCCAATATCTTGACATACTGTCTTGTTCAATGTACCAATTGATGTATTGGTATTTGCAAGAATCAAATTCCCAACAATGCCATCAGTATTTTGCAACACAGCTTTTGCCGTTATATTCCCGTATTTTATTTCCCCATAAATTTCACCAACGTTAACAAATATCTGTATAATACTGTTTGAGTCGTCTCCAATGTTTATTTGATATTTAGGAACATCTCCGTCTTCATTCAGTCGTAACGTCCTTAAACAATATTCTTTCTCATAATCTAATCCGCTAATATAAAATTCTTTAAAATACTTGTCTAAACCTGTGTTAATAAAAAATGTTGGTTTGCTATATCCATTTTCAATGGCTAAAGTATTATTAGTTATTTTGGGAGAAATATTCAAATATGCATTGATTGAAGGATTCTCAATAATATTGAATGGATTTGTCTTAGGTATGTATGAATAATAATTATCATTATCCAAAGGTATTTTTCCAGCATCTATAACAAAATAAAAATATATTCCTTTTTCTTGATAATTATATGATTTAACAACATAGTCTTTCAAATCATTTAAGTCCCAAGCTCCTGCTGCTATAATTTCACCATTACTTGTTGCATTAAAATATAATTTTCCATCAGTTTTTTTCTTAAAATTAAAAGTAGGGCTGGATAATTGAGATACTCCAGTCACATATATTTCTTTAATAGGTGAATATACATTGTTTGAAAACTCGGAAAGTTCCGCTGTCAGGCTCTTGCGGCTATTCGGGTTGACCACCGCATCAGTTATAGTAGCCGGGAATATGGTTTGCCCACCCTTGGTCAGTTTATGCATTTTTACCATAATATCTCCTGTTTTAGCCTAAGTTCCGCCGGAACTTGGCCCGTTGTTATTTTATGTAATTATTTATTAATCTTAAAATCACTCAGCACATCATCATACTCCTTATCTGACAGAGATACGCTCTGCACCGCATTGTATGCGGCATAATCCGGATAGGGAATGATCTCCGCTGTGCTCTCATCCGTCTTGCCGGAAACGAGGATAACACCTGTAATCTCCACCGATACAAGATTGCAGATACCATCGGCAAAATCAGCATCAGAAAGATAGTATTCGCGTTTGACCGACAGAGTGCCGGGACGGAGTCCATGCCTGTCAAAAATGACCAGCAGACTACCATCATCAAGCCTACGGCAGTTCTTGTACCCGTGCCCGTCAAACTCCGCAACAACACATCCCGACAGGACTGTACGGTAAGTGAACCGGAAGGGAGTATTCACATCCCCATTCAAGTTCTTCTCTATGATCTTAAAATCGGACTGATAATTAATTTTCATACCTATAATATTGATGTTACATCATCTATCTCCTCGGCTGTCAAGATGCCGGAAAGGTCAACACTTCCACCGCCTCCGGTTGTTCCTGTTTCGCTCCATACGCCTCTCTTCGTACATTGATATATAGGACCCGGTATGGTATCTCCCACGACAGCCCAGTCGCCCACAACAGGAGATGGGACAGCAGCCTGCAATGCTTCTACTGTAGAAAACAATCCCTTGTTGCGGACACTGTTCTGCTTGATCTTCTCCACTTCAGTGGAGGTCTTGCTGAAGTTGTTGTTAAGCCGATCTGCCGCCTCACTCCAAGTACCTGTTTTATTGATCGAATTAAGTTCCATATCACTTTATTTTATTTGGGCAATATGCTCTGATCCCACACAATCTCAGAACCTTTAACCATAATTATTCGTCCACCCATAATCTGGGTTTGATATATATAACCGTCACTTCCTCTTTGCTCGACAACCATACTGTCCGGGCGAAAATACAATACATCACTATTGGAAGGGTCATTCATAAAAATACGGGGAACCATACCATTCAATCCATATTGAAGGGATATATCTAAGAGCGAATTACCATCATTATCATGAATATCAATTGACGGTCTCCCATATTCATCCTCAGGGAATATGGTTATCTCGTAACCTGACGGTGAGGAAACTTTCACTTTCCCGACAAATTCAGGATTTCCATCTGCATCCCATTTAATGTTCCCATTGGCAAGCTGCCCGGAACCATCCTCATTCAACAGTATCTTACCATTGGCTATTTCAATTTTTCCCCGGAAATATCCGCCCAAAGCATAGATATATCCTCTCAAAAATACATCACCGCCATGAGTGGCAACGAAGTTTGCCATGTTCGCCCATTCCGCATCCGTAGGCTGGTAATTAGGATCATTACGGAACCTCATCACGGTAAGAATCGCCTGTTCAAGTTTTCCTCCTGCCCAAAATGCCACATCATCATCATCATTGTATATGCCGCTAACTCCGGCTGTAACCTTTTGCATCTTACCATCTTTGTAGTTGCCCAGTTGAATCATATTGGCAAGAATCAGACCACCAAGAATATCCACAGAACCATCTTTGATCGAACTGGCGATATAATTGATTGACTGAAAACCGGCTGTTGCCTTGTCGTTATCCAAAATGGACGGTTTCCAGTCAGTAGCGATGGTCCCTCTTTCTAACTGAAGGTCACAAACGGTTGCGGTACCACTGATGAGAAATATACCACTGCCATTGAAGGTAATCTTATGGGTATATCTCTGATAAGAGGACGTAAGAGGCTGAGTTGTGCTGAAATCACCACATGAAACAGACACAGACGTACCCTTTGCTTTATAGCTGATAACATAACTTTCTCCTTTAATTAATGATACAGACTGAGACAAACTACCGATTGCGGCAGAGTATCCGGAGCCGGCAGCACTGTCCGAGGATACGGTAGCCACACCCGTCCAATGCTTGAGTTGCTTGCTGTATAGCTCGGTGGCCGCTGATAACTCGGTAGTTGCAGACAGTTCCTCCGTTTCGTAATCTCCAGTAAACCCGGAATTGCGCAACAGATTGACACTTCCGACAGCCGCATTGTCTATCGCATCCTTGGCCTCTTGGGCAAGATCTGCGGCCGCCTGTATCTCATCCGGAAGCCCTTCCATGTTACGCCATCCGGTGGAACCCTGCTCGATATGGAACATACCCTTGATATCCACACCTTTATCCTGAGTATATTCCATGTAAGTGGTCCGATCCTTGTCACCAATGTATGCATTTCCGTACACCTTCATCCGGGCTTTGCCGGTAGATTTGTCAAAATCAAAAGAAATGACATCTTTCCCAGTCAAGGTAAAATCATTAATACCCTGATACATGATGATGGACGGAGAAACTTCGTTCACCGAAGAGAGAATTATCGCCGCCTGTCGGGTCATATCGGTCTTATGACCTAACCCCACGATATCATCACCTGCCACCGGAACATCGTTCTCGACATTAGGATCACATACGGTCTTGGACAAGTCTATATAGTTCTCACCCACTGCTGTGACCAACCGCCAGTAATAGCGGTTGCCGACATGATGAGAAACGCCTGTCTTGATATTGCACTCCTGGGCTATGGCAAGAGATCCCGGAGTAAACTGGTTCTCTATCTCAATTCCATCTTCCTCTTCTTTGAAATAACAACGATAGACATCATCCAACTCATCCACACGGTTGCATTTCATACCTGCATGGGAAATCACCTGCTCGCCACCTACATACGTCTTCTTCTTTACTTCAAGCTCGTCAAAAACGGCTTTGACCTTGACATACAGATAATCAACAACAGCCTGTGACATACCGTTTTCAAGCACAGTAATTCCACTACCGTTTTTACCTATAAGTAAACCCTTTAAGAAAGTGATAAGACCGTTGGCAGTGTCTTCCTTATCTTTACGAAGAAAGTATTTGGAAAGTTCCTCTATATTTGCACCTCCCGATATGGCAACAACCCTGTCTTTATTGGTTCTTATGTAAATAGAAGGATTATTATCATCATTATGTATGTATATCTCCCCCTCATTCAACCCTTCCAGTCGCTTTTCAAATGACGGGGATATTTTCGGTATAATCGGATTTCCTTCATCATCCGTTTCCGAACCGTACCACAATATCTTTATAGGATGATTTCTAGCCATGATTACACGTAATTTTCATTAACAAAAGCAGCTTTCGCCTTCTTATATTTCAACACATCGTCCTCTTCGGGATTAGTTAGTAAAAACGCGATGCCTGAAGATGAAGTTGTAATCTCAGTTTTGCCTCCGATCCCGGCGATATCATTTTGTCTAGGGCGTAAAGTCACTTTATATATAAACATCTGTTTCTTACCTATTGTATCAATCTTTTCCGGGACAGAATCCCCTTCCCGTACAAACAAATTACCGTTTATGCTGACATGAGAAAGGCAAAGTACCTTATTTATAAACTCCGCTATATAATACGGAACGCCACAACTTGTCCCGAAAACAAAATCAAATGTTTTATAAGGGAGAGAATACATTTCTATTATCTCCTGCTTCTGATTCACAAACTGTTCGTTTTCAACTTTCAACTCCACCCCATCCGGCTTGAATCCTCCTATTATTCTGAACTGGAACATCTGCCGGACCTCATCAATCCAGAATATATTATCAAACGCAGAATTATTATCTTTATGGGAATATTCAATCAGAATAGAATCACCTATATTCTCACACACGCAGAACTCCTCACATTCTTTATCGGCTATAGTTACTGTATATATCCCCTCCGAAGGAGATAATGAGGCATAATACATCTTAATGCTTTCATTTACATCATAAGTGAGCAGTGTTATCTTGGAGGAAATATTGCCGATCTTATCATTCAAATAAGCTGAAGGTTTTTCGCCGTTATCACAAAAGATTTGCAGCAGGATGTTGTCTGACACAGAAAATACTTGTCTGAAACATCCTGCATTTGAATATTTATATTTCAGCGGTTTAAAGAATAACGGACAAACATCTCCGATTGATATCATAGTCTTTTCGTAAGTTTCTAGTAACTTGTGACTTCACAAGCTTTCATTGCAAATATAACAATTAAAATTTGAATCTTTATAACGAATTAAAATTTTTCACGATCAAAGTTACTTTTGAACTTTGTGATTTTGTAAAATTGTAATCAGCCTGCTGATAATATCCCTGTACAACTTTGCCTTGGTATTCCAGTTCAACAATTCCTGTAAGATCTTCCGGGAGTTCCACATCCGAAGTCTCAAATTCCACCTCCGCCACAGTAAACATCCTTTTTGAGAGAATTATATCCCTACTTTCCCCCATTCCATCAATACCCACATCACTATTACCATCTGATGACGCAAAAGTAAGCATCTCAACAGATGAGCCGATGTATGCTTCATTGGCCAAAACCATAGAAGAAGGGGAAAACATGGCATTGAACATTGTGTCAGGGCTGAGAACGCCACCCATAAGATAATCTCTGTTCAATATATACTTAAGTCCAGATGAATCAGATTTCACCCCTACCATAAATAAATCAGTGTCACTTTCGTTGTCTGTAGTATCTTCACCTATCTTGTCAGCAAGGAACTCTATGCCGTATGCGTCCGCACGGTATGGAGATATCATTTCAAGGCTATTGTCCGTCATGGTCACGCCTGTGGTATATTCATTCGTAAAACGGAACTCATCCTTTCCATTAGCCGTGTCGTAATCCTGTTTGTCAAAGCCTATCCGTATCCGAGAATACACCAATGCAGAATTAACCTTCATCTCATAATCAGATAAATCATCTATCCTTTTGACAACATCATCCGAGAAGTATTTGCTTCTATGCCGAAAAGTTACTGTATTCCCGGATATGTCGTAAGCATAACCAAACACATAACTCATCCAGTTTGCAAATTTGGTGAAGGATGTATATATTTTGGCTCCAGGAATCTTACGGGCTGATTCAGCCGCCAAGAGCATACAATTATCAAGCCTTCTATCTCCTGTCCCCTCAATCACTCCAGTCAAACCATCTTTCTCTCCATTAATACTTTTAAGCAATCTGTTCAGCAATGTATCGGGCTTTATAACATCCATCTCAACAGGGTTTATTCGATTTTTCCATGATGCTTTAAAATAACTTGATGTTGAGACTTTGTATGGCAAATCCGGCAATACAGGTACAATCTCTTCTTTCTCATTGACATACATAGCTCTCACTATTATTTTATCATTATGCAAAAGACTTATATTGTACGATTCCGAAACCTTCTTTTCCACTGGCGTTTCTGATTCTGTCGTAAGTTCAAAACTTCCTATCACCGTTTCCGTAGTCACCGCTTCCCCATTACTATCAATCTCATTACTTATCTTCATAATCTGGAGCCTCACACCTCTTACATCATATCCCAAAGCACCAGACTGATATTTCCTAAACACAAACATATCAATATTAAACTCTATATTTATCCTAATTGATTTCAGAGCCTTTATCGAATATACATCATCACCACCTACTGTTTGATCATTAAATTCAAGAGACCCCTTTATTAAGGAATCACTGGCAGTTATATATATTGGCATTGGTGACATTTTCTTGCTGAAATAAACATTAATAAGAGTGTCATCGTCTTCCAATGTATCACCTGTAGGAATCCATTTTGCTGATTCTGAAAGTTCAAGTCCGTCATAAACAAGAGGAATGGGGCTTTTCACCTCTTCGACCGAATATTCATATTGAGTTCCTTTTTTTGACTTTATCATGGACGCCACGCTATCATCCACGGCATTTATCTGTAAGATACGACCATTATCCTGCAATGTAGAAAAATTGAGAGCGCAACTAAACCGTTCATTATACAACCAACTGTTATTTCTTGTACTTATTATTATTGAGGCAGAAGCATTCAAATAATCTTCATCATATTGTTTTAACAGCAATTTTCTAGCATCCCCAGCAAAAGAAAATTTGTTGGAAAATGTACGGATAACACCGTCATAGTCATTTCTCTTGAAACTAGCCTTCACCTCGTCCCAATTTTCAAGATCATCAGTAACCCTGTACTTCAGACCATTTATAAGTAACTCACATCGATAATACATAATTATTTCATTTTACGATTCAACCCATCGATTTCGTCACATGTCTGCCTTACAAGACAGGCATAAGATCCGGCGGTCCATTCTTTCGGATTGATATACATCTTATTATACTTCCCAATAGCGACAACTTCATTTATAAATCCACGTTTTGTAGGCTTCTCCTTCAGTCCCTCATTCTTTTCCTTACTTATCTTATCCAAATCATATTGTGCACGGGAATTTAATGCGGATATTCTAGCATTCATAGCCATTACATCACCTTTTTTACACGAATAACCTATCTTCATCAGGATATCACGCACCTCATCATACATTTTCAACTTCATCATGTTCTCACATGCCTTCATGCACTCCACGGTCATTGCAAGATTCATACGCTCATTACAATTCAATATCTCAGAGAGCAACTGTTTGCTCCCGACAATTTCTATATAGTCATTGATAATTTTTGCCGATGCAGCCCCTTTGTCCTCATCGTCAAATTCAATAGTATTGCTATCATTGGTATAAATCTCTATAAAAACGGACAAGGGAAGTTCATATATGTCACTTGTATACCTCATAATCAGATACTTTTTGAAAATTGCTGATAATTGTTTTCTCTTATCGCCTTGGCTAATTTTGCAAATCCTATCTGCTGTGATTTTTCCAGATGCCCTATCTTTTTCTCCAGTTCACTATAATCATTAACTATTGATACAGGAGGAAGATCGTTTTCGCTTCTATATGCCATAAGACCATCAAAATCATTTGCATGAGCCTTTATCCTGTCCATATCCACTGCATAAGGTATAACCTTCGCACCTTTAGGGATGTCAACCAAAGTAGGGACAGACGGAGTAATATACGCTCCTTTATCAGTAACGATTGTTTCAGGAACACCACCATCACCCACTACAGCCAATCCGCCTTTATGCGAATCAGTACCCTTGGCATACTTCGGAATAGGAGTCGCTATAATAGTAGCAAGCTGTATCGCTCCCATAGCACCTAGAGCAGCTATCATAGGTATTGCAGCAGGGAAGCCCAATTGTTTTATCGTCTGCAAAATACCACCTGCTATCTGTATAGCCGCCTCAGCTATACTGGTAGCTTTCTCAAACTTTGCCTGTTTTGTTCTTAATGTAGCTTTTTTCTTCTCCAATTCGGCATTCTTTTGTGCCGTTTTATTTTCCGCTGCACGTTTACGCGCTTCGGCTTCTTCAGTTGTTATAGCACCTCTTTCTTCTAAATCCTCTATACGGGAAATTTCCTCTTCACCAGCTTTCTCATTCGCTTCCTGTTCAGCCTCAATAGCTTCAATCTGGCGATCATAAATGGATGATATCATTTCACCAATTCCACTAACCATAGAAGCCCACATCTCGGTAGTTCTTTCCATCTTCTCACCGTCTGTAAGTTCTTTCCAAACACCCGATATCTTATCAGACATAATACTGAATCCCTTATCCATCCCATCAAATATACCGGCAAACGGGCTATCGATATCCGATGCAAGATCTTTCAATGCAGAAGAATAACCTTTCAACACTTCAAAATTCCTTCGTGTGATATCCTGTTGCTCTTCCGCTTTTTCCAACTGATCATCCGCATTTATAGAACCTATCTCTGCTTCCATAGCCTTTATGGATTCTCTCAGCATTTCAATTTGTTGCTTGCTTACCACGCCCGATGCTTCCGCTATCTCAATCATTTTTTCAGCAGCATCTATCTGTATCTGTAATTGCTCGTTTGCGGCTTTCCGCTCCAGCTCACGCATGGCTTCATCGTATTCTTTTCGCGATAGCAGTCCTTTTGAATAATTTTCTGTTATAATGTTTTCAAGTTCCTTATATCCAGTACTTGTAGCTGCTATACGGAGAGATGATTGTTCCTCTTCCAGTCTGAGCATCTCATCAGTATACTTTTTCTTTTCCTCGATCCTTTTTTTCTCAGCCTCTGCCAACTTCTTAGCATATTCCTCATTCTCTTTCGCTATCTTCTGCATTCTCTCTTGGCCCAACATTTCCCGAAGTTTGTTCTCTTCCTCAGAATATCCCTTTACAGCTGCTATCTGGTCTTTATATTCTTTCTCTATGGCAGCAAGATTACGTTCATGCTCATCTTTAATGAGAGAAACGGACAAGTCAGCCATTTTATTCCTAAGATTCTCTATGTATTGCGCTAAATCATCCGATGCTTTATCGGCAGAATGAGGATTAAATGTAACATCTCCAATGTTAATAGAACTTGCCATATCTCTACTAGCCTTATCTGCTTGATATAACTGATTTAATAAAGAACCTATTTCTTTATCCAAGTCTTCAACCTGCTTGTTTAACTTCCCATACATGTCTCTAGCTGTATCCATAGCTGCCCCTTGACTGGATTCATATTGTGCTTTCATCTGATCTCTAGCAGATTCAAGTTTCGCACGTTTTTCTTCTTTTTCTGCCAACTGATCTTCCAAGTCTAATTTTTGTTTAGCCTGTTCTACAAGCCGATCTTGCACAGCTCTAGCTTTAGCCGAAGCTAATATGGCATTAGATAACCTTTGATAACTATCAGCCGCTTTACCTGCAAGAATGTTTTCATCACTTATATTTTTAAAGTATGAAGGATATTGCTTTTTCAGTTCCTCAACGGCTTTTTCCCGCTCTCCCATAGGTTTATTCAAATTGACAGCAGCCCTATATAATATATCCAATTTAATAGCTTCATCTTGGGCATTTTTCACACCTTCTTTTTGAGCTTTATTCAAATCCTCCTGAAGCTGTTTTAGATAATCAATTTCTTTTCTCGCATCAAACAGGCTACCCACCCATTTGGTTATCTCACCTCCATAACTCGATAAAAGAGTTATCCCAACAACTAAAGCCGTCTGCCAACTAAGAAGGGAACTCAATACCTGTTTAAATACAGGTGTAGCAGTCTGCCCCGATTTTTTAAGAAGTTCATATTCCACCCTTGCTTTCTTTAACTCATCAATAAATATAGGAAGGTTATTGGATATGGCAAGAAAGAAAGTATTGGCACTAACAGACAAAGCCGGAAGTTCTCTCGCAATCTGTTGTATGGAAACATTAAGGCCATTCCAACCAGAAGCATAATTACCCACATTACGTTGGTAATTGCCCATCTGTGCATCTATATCCTTTAATTGTTGATTCAGCTTGCCGATATTGTTCAAGATATCCATACCTTTTGCTCCCTCGCGTGCAGCTTGTGAAAGGTTATAATATTCCTTTTCCAACTGAAGCATTGAAGCCTTCATCTCGTTATAGCTTCCTGTAGTGGCAATCGCTACCTGTGTATGATTTCTCAATATCGCCAAATATTGTTTATTCTGCTCTGTCAGCGTGCGTAACTGGGATACCGTAGCATCTCTTTTGGACTTGTATTCCTCTTCGCTGATAGCACCTTTCTTATACTCCTTCGATAATTCTTTCAGAGATGTTCTTAAGGCTGAAATTATTTCTTTGTTATCACTTAATCTACTGTTCAATTCGGAGGCTTGTGTATCAAAAGCCTTTACCGTCTGACGGATTGAATCAAAATCAGCAGCAGTCATGGATATTTTCTTAGATGCCTCTTGGAATGAAACAGAAGCAGTTTCCGCATCCTGTGACACGTTCTTCAAGTCTTCGGAAGCACCTCTCAAATTTACTTTTACTTCCGTTATCTTGTCTGCCAATGTATTCAATGGTTTGGTAAGAAGCTCTATCTTACGGGAAATATCGGTCAATAACTTTAATTGACTAGCCTGTAATTCAGACAACCTATTTTGAGAAGCATATAATTTGGTAATTGTAGCATTATAACTGTCAACTTTAGACTGGTATTCTCTTAGATTACCCGGCTTAAAATTTATGCCATCACTTAATTGTTTTGTGAAATTCGCATATTCGGAAGATGTGGTTTGAATATTAATCCTTATCTCATTTAACTTCTTAACGATGTTAGGATCAATCGCATCAGTAATTTTAAATTCTGCTCCTGCCATGGTCTTTTCGTAAGTTTTGGGTAGTGCATGACTTCATGCACCTTCTAAAAGCAAAGATAGTGATTTTATTGATATTATGAAGGTGAGAAAATAAAAAATGAGGTTGTATCAAATGCTGACACAACCTCATTTTTTATCATTCGTTTTCTTGAATGTTATTAAATTTACTCCATCCTATTGCCCTTGAATATATTTCCAAACGACCTTTAGGTACATATAAGATACAATTCTTTTTCACATCTTCATCAAAGCAATTTTCAAAAATATCTGGAGGAGTCAAACATTCTATATTTATTTTTGCTATATTGGGACAATTTTTAAAAGCATTAGGATCTATATTTTTGGTTCTAGGACCAATAGTAATAACTTTTAAATTTAAGCATCCTTCAAAAGATTCATCTCCAATCCTTTCCGTTCCTTCTCCTGTATATAAAAAATCAAGGCCCAAACAATCTTTAAAACTTCTTTGACCTATTATTTTTACTTTTTCATGGATAGTAACATCAGTAATATAAATCATTCCTTTAAAAACCTCATAACCAATAGTCGTAACCCCTTTAGGTATTATTACTTTTCCCTTTTGTTCACTTTTTATTTTTTCTAAAACAAGAGCGACATCATTATCCCCTGCAATAGCTCTCAATACAAAATCCCCATCTTCAGCTTTAGTTCCTTTTCCCATGTTGAGTGCAACAATTACTATTATTGCTATCACTCCAATCATTAAAATAGCAGACATTATCTATAGTTTTTAATTAGTTATTTTTTACAAAGTACAATATTTTCAAATTCAATTGCAAACATTACAACATATTTGTTTGCAATTTAGAATATTGTATAAATAAATTAGATACATAGCATTTCAATCTTCATGTTTAAATTTCACCTTCTCACTTCTTTTCCCAGTGCATACAATCAGTTTGAGATGCTTGCCGTATATCTGTTCAAGTCTATTATTTTGTTCTTCCATTTTTTGAAGTATAATTTCAAGTTTATCTATTGTTTTCATAGTCTTTTTATTCGTGTTGCGAATCGCAACTGTTATGGATGTAAAGAGTCTGCCCACCTCGTAAAATAAGGTGGGAAAGACTTGATTAATATGTAAGATTTAAATTAGGCTATTTTCATCAATTTTCCGTCAGAACGTTTGCCACCAAACAGGTAATTGATGTATGCAAGCCCTTTCTGTGTGCATAGCACAACCATCACGACAAAGCCCGGATGATTATCTCTTGGGATAGGCTTTTCTTTCATCTCAAAGTAGCCTGCATCAATATATTTCTGTTTTGGCTCATTCCTGTTAGCAAAGAATACTCCTGCTTCACGAAGCTTCTTGAACAAGGTATTTCGTCCGAATGGTAAGCCGAGTATCTTGGCAGCCTGTCCTATATCACATTTGCCTTCCATCGCAAAGGCTTTGTCGGCAAAGTCAGCTTTGGGCTGGAGCTTCTCTATCTTAGCATCTTTCTGTTCGATTTGCTTTTTCTGTTGCTCCGATTCAATACGCATCCGTTCTTTCTCCTTTTCAGAAGCTACCAAAGCCTCCAATGCTTCAATGTAGGTGCTAGGAGTTTGAAAATTCCCGTTTTGTTTGTCCCTTTCCAATTCTTCCCAACGATCTATAATCTTTTCCCTGAGTTTTGCATCGTATCCGCTGGCAAGGATTAGGCAACCTTTCTTTGTAAGTTCATAACAAGGTCTTTTCTCACCCTTTTTATCGGTGTATTCAACCTCCACAAAATTGTGGGCGTTTACTCCTTGATTAAGTAAGTTTCTGATGTCACGTAAGATAGCATCATGTCGCTTACCTGTGAGTTCCGCAATCTCCAGTGAACTTATTGTTCTTTTTTCGCCATTTTCCCCATCAATAGGTATTAACTTATTAAAATTTTCCATATCTTTGCGATATAAGATTAATATTGTTCCCCGTTGGCGGCTCAGTCACTTCCGCCTCCGGGGATTTATTTTGACTGATTGTAGCAGGTGAGGGATCGAACCTCATTGTGCCATTATTCACTCCTGCTTTCCTCCCTTATACTATCCACGCTTGGAATTGTATAAAAAGAAAGTTCCGTAATAGGTGCAAGCTACTACGGAACAGTCATATATAAACTCCAATAGGAGAATATTTAATCAACATCAAGTAACGCCTTGCACTTGTTACATATACAAAGGTAAATGATGTTTTTATCTTATACAATGGTATGAATATTAAACAAAAGACAATATCAATTAATAGTAATACTAAGTAACGCATAGTAATATATAGTAACGCAATTATTAAATATTACATTCACAATTTAGACAAAATCTAAATTACAACATAAATGATAGTTTTGTTTTTCAATTAAAAAATAAATATCTTTTCGCACAAGACATTTGAGGAAAAATCAATATTTACATTGGGAGAACATTGGGATATTTTCGGTAATACAATTTAGTCAATGTAGATTTAAGGCTGTTATAGTCTTTGATAAAGCCTAAATCTATCCATTGAGCTATCTGTAATTCTAACTCATATAATTCGCGGATTTTATCTTCATCGCCAATCTTATTACGCATTTCTGATTCATGTTTGCCATAAACTATGATGTTTAGAGACTTGGCTAAGTCCTTAATCTTTTTCTGGAATATATCCCTAGGGAGTATTGAACAAACGGCATGACACATAGCAGGATAAGCATCTCCAGCTAAATTACGGTATTGAATCATCTCATCATATACGAAGCGTATTACCTTTACTTCAAAGCGAGGATTAATCCACATGGCAAATTTGGTAAATAAGAAAGGATGCATCCATACTTCTTCTTTAGGTCTGCCAGCTTTACCCTTCTCTTTAACCTTACTCTTCTTAACTACCTGATTATCAATTTTAGGGGAATTTTCCCCTAAACCATTTTCACGTTCTTCAGCTATGAGCGCTTCTATAAAATCTCCAGTTCTTTTAGCCAAAAGAAACTCATCCATTTTTCTTTGTTCATTTCCTTTTACTGAATTCCATTGACGTAACAAGTCCCCACCGTCAAAATAGCTATCTTTTGTTCTCTGACTAACTGTAAATTCACCCATTGGGCGAATCATGATTTGATTCGTTTTCATGTCTTTTCGTTCACAAGATGTTCCGTACATCTTAATACGGGATATAAAAAAATGCGGCAACCGATATAGAGGAGTCGGCCACCGCATCATATCCATTACTCTTAATGAATATATAATATCTTTCTATGCGAAACCTCTATCTATCGCTGTTGCTAAATTAATAAATAATACGGGAAACGCCAAAATAATAGAATGATAAAAATCACCATTTTACGGAAATATGAATTCAACAAACTCACCCGACCAGTTTTCACCTTCACGACAGAATTTATACACATCTCCAACCTTGTATAATATATAAACACATTCATCCATAACAGCAGCCTTCTCTGCGATTGATCGCATATGCTCCATTTCCCTCATTGACTTATTCCCTTGGCACAAGCAGTTTTTCATAATTCGGTTCAATTCCATTTTTTGTTAATAATACTTTATAGTTCGCACCTCCTTATAAATTTCTCAATAGAGGGCATAAGCCTGTACGTAACATAATGCCTCCTTGCTTTGGAGCTTACCTTGAAAATTTTATAACCATATTTCTTCTCAATATCAGAACCAAAAGAAACGCCATAGCTGGCAATCCTTATACCATTTGATATTGGTATTGCCGTGATGGAACTATAAAAATCTCCACGTATGATAAGGTTTGGAGTATTGTTCCCTCTTGCAGAAAAACCCAGATATGAAGGTTTCGGTTTCTGTATCTTTGTCTTCCAATTTTTATAGCGTTCGGCGTTTTTCTTCCAATGCTCTCCATAAGTTTTTTTAAAGTATGGGTCCTCTGTATATCCGGGAATTAAAGGACTTTCATCGCCATCAACACCACTATATAGCTGTTCTCGTATATATTCCTCAAACTGAGGAACATCCCTTTCCATCTTATCCCTTATCATTGGCTGAATGCCATCAGCCAATTTCTTCCAACATCTCGCGTATTCCTCCAATGTCATAGCAAAACGGGGGATCAATCTCCCCCGCCTCCTAAATTACTGTTATTGATAATTCTATTATATACGGAAACCAGCCTTGATTTCCGCCTTTCTCTAGAAATGTCCTTCCAGAATACATCTATATTCTGAGCGACAAACTCATCCAATGAAAGTTTGACCACCTCGGACTCTATAAATGTGACTCCATTAATTCTCATTGTACCCATTGTTCAATTCCAATGACCCCATTAGCCTGTAAAATAGAAGGAGATTTAAGCACCGGCACACCTCCTGTCGCTGTAAGCACACCGTTACTGTATTCCAGTGCTGATGCACCAGAAACGACCGTTGAAGCCTTCTCAGACAATATAGATCCATAATATGCAGTAAGATCCGTGCGGTCATAATGATCCACGAGCTTATATGTATTTTCAGGAGATGTCATTTTGACAAACTCAACGTAATTCAATCCCTTGAGAACATTTTCCAAATTGACACCCGCTTGCTTTACAGACATGTTTTTCATCATCTTCTCGGTATCGGAATACATCGCATTAAACGCAAGATAAGCCTTCTGACCGCTTGAATCATAAGCCTGTCCTGTAGGGTAAACACCAGATAATGCAAAACCCGCAAGTTCATCTGTCCCGTCATCTTCTCCGTAGATTACATTATTCTTGTCAAAAACATACATATCAAACAATGTATCCTTGTTGGCTACAAGATTAGCTTGTAAAGCTAGATTAAACTTACGCAACGTGAATGTATCCGTCCTTGCCGAATAGCCCGTTATTTCCGACCCGGCATAACCATTTTCTGTTGTATTGGGTTCACCGCCGCTTACCGCGTATTCCGAAAATCCTGTAATAGGATAAATTCTGTCCGGATAATCAGCATGACAGGCTTCCTCCAAAGCCTCAGCAGTCAATTCTTTGGGCAGTTTTTTGCCATGAATGACCAATATAACACCTGCGACCTTGTCCGGTTGCAGGGGGCAGTAACTCATTCCAGTATTAAATCCGGACGTGCTGCCGCACTCTCTAATATCTGTTCGCATAACAATTCTGATTTTTAACTGTTAAATCCAAATTCTTTATTTCAATAGCATCTATCTTTTCGCCAACTTCCTTACCGTCAACATCAACAGCGCCACGTCTTCCAAAACTATAATTTTCTGAATATGTATGGCTTACAATACCGGAGTAACCGAAATCAAATTTATCACATTTTTTTAACTCTTCTATGAATCCGTAATACAAAGGTCGAAGAATACCTTCAAAAGATATCTCACGACGTTGTTCATTTGTATACTTTTCCAGTGTATTGGTAGCGATTATTATGTTTACAGATGCCTTACAAAAATAATTCTCACTATCCCTTTCCTCGTCTAAGGGAACATACAGCCCTATCATTGGGAATTTTCCCGATGCTGTCACCCTGCTTTTCCCAAGAAGAAGAAGTGTTTCCCTTATATAAGAACTGTCACCATATATGTAATTTATCTGTTGATCCATTCTTTTTGACAAGGAAGCACATACATCTGATATTATATCAATTATCATAACCCAAAGGAATTAATTGTTTCCATCAATTCGAAATCGGTGGCGATATCCGGATAGTCCGCATTATTGCCTTGAAGCCATCTCACAAGTCTGATATTCATTCTTACCATGTCGTTCCATGCAAACATCATTTTCCTTTCGGGACTTACAAGACGGCCATCATCTCCATCAGCCTTCACTCCTGTAATAGTCGCCTGAGTGTGATTATGTCTCAAGTAATGGAAGTATATATAGTTGGCGATGGGGGATTTGGAAATCTCCCTATCGCCATCACTATATTTCATGACAAGATGCGCTATAAGATCATCCCATCTTTTTTCCTTAGTTTTTCCATCGTTGGAAATATAGGATGAGAATTCCTTATACAACTTTTCCCCTAGGAGCTTCTCTAAATATTCCGGCTCATATTGCATTACAAAGCCTTGAAGGCTGTCAACAATTGCCTTATTAGTCTCAGAAGGAGTATGTATATTCAATACTGCACCTTCGATATCAAGAATACCACCTTGGAAAAAAGTATAATCCACCAACATTACACAATATCTTTGAGGTTCTTCTTTTTATTGAACAAATCTTCAGCACCGATTTTCTTAGCGTCTTCCATCAATTCCGAAGGAACAGTGGCAACACGTCCATCTTGGAAGAACTTACCTGCAAGTAACATATTAACACTTACTTTATCACCTTTTTTATAAACGGCCCCGTCCTTTGCGAACTCAACCTCATAAGTTTTAGTCAAATTTACTTTCATAATGTTTAATAAATTTATCCGCCAATACCGGCAGGGGTTATAGCTTCAATAACGGTCGCAATCTTATCCTTGACAAATGCAGTTTTATATTGCTTTTTAATATACACCATAAGACGTTTTTCACCAAGGATAGTCACCATATTTTTAGTGAAATCATCATTTTCCCATCCAAGTGTAATGGTAAGAACCCATACATCACGGATGTTAAGATAGTTAAAATCGCCAACCCAAATATCACCTTGTTTGATTGCAGTGCTGGTTTCCACTTTCAAACCTTGAATCAGTTCATCACCAATACGGAAAGGACGGAGATATTGTCCATTAACATCCTTAGTCAACTGCATCTGTGCATAGTCAAGAGGATGCATAAGCACAAGGTTTGGACGATAAGCCATATTGGACATTGATACAATCTGTGTATACATACCAACAATAACATCATAAGTGTTGGGTTTCTCTACTTTCAGAGCTGTCAAAGAGAATGTAGGTATATCACTCCCAATCCCTTTAATCTGACCGCCGGAACCAGTACCGGACAGAATGCCTTCTTCTTCTTTTAGCCCAATACGATTGATAATCTCGGCCCTAACCTCCGCAACTAACTGGGGCAAATCAGATAATGTTTCTTCGGATGTCTTTGTTCCAAGAGCCACCTTACCGGCATTGATAGTAACTTCTGCTAATGTACCGCTCATCATAGGCTTAAGACCGCCTTCTGGAACCCATTCGGCTTCTTCTTCACCCGGATTGAACTCCGCATAAGTCAATGATCGTGTAGATATTGCTGCCACATTCGCAAATTTACGGATTACAGTCTGAGAGCGTGGTTCAACAGACAATTGATTATCAATAGTCATATTATAATGTGGTGCCACATTTGTACTTGTCACAGGAGATACATCTTTTCTGTTGACAACAATCGTAAGGTTTTTCTTAAATCCTATAGACTGCTTACAAGCCGTTTTCAAGTCCACAGTTTTCTCTCCATGCTTGCCTACTGTGATGAAATCCTTCAGTTGCTCTTCAATCTGTTGGTCTACAGACTTGAACACCATTTGCCCGTCTTCATTCTTATGCATTGCACCTTTCATGCGAACGATTATCTCTTTCATCTCACCAAGTTCCTTACGCACTGTTTCCAATTCCTTTTCGGAATCTATCTTTTGAGAAACCTCATTTAATTTATCCTCAAAAGTTTTTTTGTCGATAGTATCGTCCATGAAATCGCCTACAGTAGCGTTTATTGCGTCCTGCAACGCCTGTAATGACTTCACGGAAACCTCATCCATTACCGACAAATCAATTTTGCTTAAAAAGTCAAATTTCATGCTTCTTTAAGTTTTAAAGGTTTTGTAAATAGTTTTATTTTTTCATCGGCTCCCTCTTCATCAAGTGGCTTGTCTGCCGGCTTGTATCGAGCGAGTGACATCGCTTTTCTTACTAACATTTGGATTTCCTCCCTCTTTCTTATCGGAAGTCCTTTACATACATCACTTATTTCAACCGGAAGTGACTCCAACGCACTTTCATATTCTTCTGCCGATTTCAGACCAAGATATTCAGTTTCTCCGTTACATCCTATGGACACTACGGATATCTCATACAGAATGACTTCCTTTACAACCAAGCAATCACGTTCCCTGTCATATTCACATTTTTCCCATACATAACTATAACCTATAGAGAACTGGTTCAAAGTGCCACTTTCAAGCTGCTTCAACGCTTGATTTCCTCTTTCCACATCATCAATAGACGCTTCAAAGTAAAGCCCTTTCTCATCTTCTTGCAGAAGCGTAATGCGTCCTATAGGCTCATGCATGTCATGCATCCACAACATGATAATCTTATCATTAGCAGAACTTCCCGGGCCTCTCTCCTGTATGCTTTTTGAAAAACAACCTTTCAGGAGCATGTCACCGGACTTATCAATGTTATTGAAAACCGCAGCATAACCACTGATAGTTCTACTGCCAGAATCATATTGTATCTCCTTTGCATAAAAAGCTAAGGATTTATACTGCTTCCCCAACCTGTTCTTGTATTTGCTTGTCTCCATCATTATTTATTTCACTTTTAAATTCTCCCTTAGGGTTATCAGGATCAATATCTGTAAAATTGGACATTTCGGTTCTTGCTTCTTCAAAAGTAATCAGCCGATTGTTATACAATGAAGCTACAGCATTAGAGGCTGTAGACAAGGCATCCGCCAATTCTTTCATATCCTTTTGAAGGCAAGGGACATGAGTGAAGTCCATTTTGATTATTGCCCTGTCCTTACATATAGCATTAGTCAGAACCTCTGTTATAGATTCACTGTCAGGGATAATAAGATCCTGATATGCCGCTTTCTTTGCTTGAGAAGAGTTATCATAAGTACTTCCTTGTATAATCAGATTGGGGTCAAAGCCTATCGTCTGAGCTATCGCTTCCAAACACGCCTTATCCTCCTCATGAAGCTTCAATTGGTCTGTATTTGACCCCAATGTAATCCACCCTAGTTTCTTAGGAGTCACCATGATTTCATACAACTTATGCACTATACCATATTTCCTTTTGAAATCATCCTGCAATTTCTTGGATTCAGACGGAGTAATAGCTGCATTCCCTACGTCAGTCGTATCATTCCCGTATAGTATCCCTTTAGGTCCTCCATTAACAATAAGGTTTCCTCTCCCTATCAGTTGAGCCATATAGTTTCGAGTATGAGTAGATAATGCGTCCACAGGGGAGTGGAAGGTAATTCTCCCTCCATTATTACTTGGAATATCCATTATCGAATCGTATATGACAAAATACTCCTCATCACCAAGTTCTATATTCTCATTTCCCCAACGTATATATACCTTACTAGCAATTGAAGAAAGCTCTGTTTGAGTAAACGGGCCCTTACCGAATGATTCCATGTAGAATAATTCGGGAGGTATTACCATCATGGATTTAGGGAGATCAGACTTTAAAGCTCTTAGTGTATAGACAGGGCAAAATCCGAAACACTTCAAAGATATCTCAATCTGCTTTATAAAAGAACGCCCACTCTGTATCACATTCGGACGATTCAAAAGAGTCACAATGTCTTTAAAACTCCTCTTCTCGTTTCCGTTAATATCCGTCACATAATACCGCCCATTCTGCATCATTCTTCCGCAATGATCTAGAACCATTGCAAACGGCCAACATTCATGTAAGGCTCTTGATTTCCCTTCAACGGTCGACATGTCAAAATCTATATTCCCTCTATTGTCAGAAAACAGATTTTCCACCCATTTAGGAACATAAATAAAATTACCACCATCATCTTTACCATGATAAGTAGCATCACTATACATATCCTTATTCGACTTCTTTAAAGAAGGTATCTTAAACCATTGTTTCATTGTTCAACAATAAAGGCAACCGCCGTTATAATACAGCAATTGCCTCCACAGTGATCACGTTCTAAAAGTGGGTATGGTGTAACTTCACACCATGAAGGCTATTGCCTGCTACAAAGGAACAAATTAATTTATTTATTAACAAACAATTTAAATATTATTTTTGTTTAATCTAAATTAAAATAACAGATTATACAACATATATTTTATTAACCTTTTTTCCATGTGGATACAACCTGTTTGATATCTTTGCTATTGTCTTCTTGGGAAAATGGGATAGAGAGTAGGGCGTGGATTGAACGGCTGCTGTGCTTTTTGCTAGCGGTCGTTCTTTTTTTGTATTCTTATTTGCGAAAGAGAGAAGCAATATTTATCTTTGTGGAAGCGTGTGAAGATGCACGCCACATTGATTATGACGAAAAGACATACTACATATTTGATAAAGCCAAGAGCTTGTTGCGGATTAGTTTCCGTGGCAGGCTCTTTTTTTGTCATACAAAATAAAGGTTAGTTTGAAAATCGGGTAATCCAAAACGTGTAATTGACGGTAATTAAAAGTTAACATAAAATTAGGTAATATGACAGATTTAGTTTTTAAAGGTCAGAATGATCAAGTTTTAACCAATAGCCTAAAGGATTTTATTGAAACAATGTATCCTGATTTAGGAGATTGTATAAAGTTGTATGAAGATTGTTACACAAAATGTATAATTTGTGCTGACGGTAGCGTATTAACGCAACTTGAATTAGCTGATTCATTAATAGAATATGCGCTCCTTGGTAATTTTGACAAAGCTGTAGTTGTAAATAGTTACTTATTCGGAGATTGTAAGATGTTGCATTATGCGATACTTAAAACTATGGCAGAAGTATTAAGTAATCCTCCCAAAAATTGTAAAAATAGAAGTACATATCTTATGAAAGACAAGAATACAGGTCTTGTAAAAATAGGTTCTTCTTCAGATATATCCGTTCGTATTCAGACATTATCTTGTGGGAATCCATATCTATCTATATTGGCTGTTCTTGATAAAAACATAGAAAAAGAACTTCATCTCAAATTTGCAGATAAAAAAATAAAAGGTGAGTTTTATAATCTTACAAATGAGGATGTGTCACATATAATAAAAAAATATGGATTTACAAGCTATGTAAAATCTATTATATAAAACTTACTTTCAATGAGAGATGTAATCTACAATTTTATCAACGAGCACATGATGATACATATTGTGCTTATAGCCTTGTGTATTGCGGCTACAATGGGGGCGATGTTAGTGGACCTTATTACGGGAGTTATGAAAGCCAAACAACGGGGAGAGGCAAGAACATCCACGGGGTATAAGAAAACAGCCGTCAAAGCGAAGAAGTATTTCACCCCGTTCATAGAATTGTGCTTCATTGACCTGTTATGCTGCGTAGTTATCCCCTTCCCTATTTTTTCAATGATTTGGACGGGGTACTGCATTTTCTGTGAGTTTAAATCAGTTCGTGAAAAATCATGGGAAAAAGCGGAGTTGCGCAAGGCAGAAAACACAATGAGTGTGATTATCGAGAACAAGGATGATATTGCCAAGATCATGGCTCAGATATTGTTTGATAATGAAAACAAGAAGGAGGAAAAGAAATGAAGTATTTTACAATTGCGGAACTCTGCAAGTCAACGACTGCTGACCGCTTGGGTATCAACAACAGATGCAGACAGGAGCATGTGACTGCTCTGACTGCCTTGGTGGATAACGTACTGGACCCGTTACGCACATGGTGGGGAAAGCCTATAACAGTAAACAGTGGTTATCGCTGCCCGAAACTTAATGCAGCTGTCAAGGGAAGTAAGACCTCGCAGCACATGAAAGGGGAAGCTGCTGATATTGATACTGGAGACCGTCAGCAAAACAAGTTGTTGTTTGAATATATCCGCAAGAACCTGCCCTATGATCAATTGATTAACGAAAGCAATTTTGCATGGGTGCACGTCAGTTATCGAGCTGACGGTGCCAATAGAAAACAAGTGTTAAGTTTATGAAACAAAGGATCTATATATGGATTGCGATAACGATAGCATTGCTATTGGTACTTATTTAAATACAATAATATGAAATGGCTTCCTTATATATTAATAATTGTACTCGCTTTCGGTTTAGGATGGTTTGTAAAGCCATCCCCCGAAGCAGTTATAGAGGCAAGAACGGATACGGTGTTCAGTACAAGTATCATTGTAAAGAGAGATACTGTAAAATATTATCTTCCTTCTCCAATACTGTGTTGGCATGATGGTGATACAATCCATGTAGGAGACACTGTTCTTCCTGTTGAGCAGAAGATATACAGAGATAGTGATTACATCGCTTATGTGAGTGGTTACAGACCTAACCTAGATAGTATCTATGTTTGCTCTAAAACACAGACAGTAACAAACGATATCCATCACACGGTGAAGATAAAACCCAGAAGATGGGGACTGGGAATAACAGCCGGTTATGGATTTGGTAAGGATGGCTTTTCTCCTGCGGTTATCGCAGGAATAAGTTATAGAATATGGTAATCAACAGAAAGGAGGTAAAAAGATGAGATAGCAACATCAAGTATTATTCGCCACAGGTAGAAGTGTGGCATATAATAGAAAAACTCATTTGATAAAAGTAATTCTTTCAGGGGGCAGAATTAAAATAACCCCCGACACTTGAAGTTTAACGCCAATCAAACTTTAAAGCATACAAAAGCATACATAGGTAAGTGTCAGGGGTAGTAATATCCTTACTTATTTCCTACGTATGCTTTTGTCATGATTGTATTTGATTGGCAAGGCAAAAATACAACAAAAATTTAAACCACAATGTGTAAGTCTGAAATTTTTGCCAAAATAATAGCTCTTGTTTCTAAAGGAACAGAAATACCTACCGAATTAATAGTAAGTGACAACCGTGTCACAGAGATTGTTAACGCTAGATATATCCTTGTATATATTCTATACGAAAAAGGATTTTATCCATCTCAGATTTCTTCTCTCATTCATAAAACTAAGCGTTCAGTGAACTATATGATATCAAATTTTCATATACGTCTAAAAAGTGAAAAAATGATGAGAATATATTGGGATAATATAAAGAATTTGTTGGGAAACAACTGATTCCTCATGAGATATGATATATATACTTTTGTGAACGGTCGATTTTGACCGGGATACAAAATACAAATACTTATGGAACGAACTTATGTTTTTAACCAAGACGGTGGAACCGGAGCAAACAATGGTCTGCTTGCGTCCATTCTTCCGTCCTTGCAGAGCCGTGGAATTGACACAGGCTATCTGATGGGGCTGATGGGAGGAAATGGAAACGGCGGCTTTTTCGGAAACAATGGAGGTTTTCAGGACATCATTGCATTGATTGTGATTGCAGCCATCTTCGGTAACGGAAACTTTGGATTCGGTGGCAACAACAATAAGGGTGCCGATGAAGGAAGAGAAATGATCATGCAGACACTTAACCGGAACGGTGTGGACATTGCATCATTAGCCCAAGCTGTTAACACCTCTTCAGACCAAATCCTTGCCGGTATTAACTCTGTATCACAGGCAATCTGCGGTCTCGGTAACCAAATGGGTCAGAACACCAACAGTATCCTGACTGCGATTATGCAAGGTAACAACGCTCTGACATCTCAGATCTGTAGCTGTTGCTGCGATATGAAACAGCTTGTAACCACACAAGGATACGAGAGTCAGCTTGCAATGTGCAACCAAACTAACGCATTAATCAACACTGCTAACCAAAACACATTGTCATTGCGTGACGGTGCTACTGCCAACACGAATGCTATCCTTGCCAAACTTGATGCAATTCAAAATCAGGCATTGCAGGACAAGATCGCATCTCTTACTGCGGAAAAGGCTACTTTAACAGCCGAAATATCCCAGCGTAATCAGAACGCCACTATCCTGAGTGCAGTAGGACAACAGATTGCTCCTTTGGCAGCCGGATTGCAGGCATTACAAAGCGATGTTGATGGAATCAAATGCAAGCTCCCCAATACTGTGAGTGTTCAATACCCCAATTTAACCGCTATTAATACAGATTGTTTCCGTGCAGCCGCCTACGGTGCATATATGGGTGACGCTGTATACGGACGTAGTGGATGTGGTTGCAACAACTACTGGGGTTAATCCGGTAAGAAAGGAGGTAGATATGTGGCCTAACTTTTTTACAGGATTCCCATTCCCATCAATCGGAAGAACAAATTTCAACACTCTTCCTACGGTGGCTGTAACAGTCGGTACTGAGAATGTGACTTTGGAACTTCCTAACCACGCATTCCGTAACAGGGATTATGTTGGAGGATTCTATATCAGCCTCCGTCAGGCTATACCTGCCGGCACGACTGCTACACTTCCGATATTGATAGGAACTAATGGGGACACAAGACCGTTGATGGCTTATAACAATGAGCCTGTGACTGTTGCAAACTTGGCTGGAACCGGCATCTATGAGATCCATTATAACAAGTACACCAACGAATTGTATCTTGTTAATGGAGGGTACAGACCGACAACGGCTCCGGCTCCTACAGTAGAAACCGCTTCTTTACGGAGCAAGTAATAATTAACATGGAGTTTTGTGGTGGTTCCCAAAATGGGAATAACCACACTCCTTAAAATTAAACAATCATGTTTCAATCACTTCGTACCAATAACCAATTGTATATACTTCATAAGGATGCTAACCCGTTTATCGAATACGGCCCGGTGGTCAGCGTTTCCGCTCCCAAGCCGAAATATCCTATGGCATCCCCTATGGGACAGTTGCCCCAAATGGAAATGGTTGTGGATGTTGTTGTCTGCATCAACGGGCAGAACACGACATTCCAAAATCTTCCTGCCGGCATGGATATAGCCGACTTCGGACAGAACGGGAATATCGTAGTGTCATGCTCGCGTGATGCTATGAATAACGAGGTCGCTTCTATGAAACAGAAAAGCATAGACATCATCAACAGCATGGACTTCCACAATTCCGTCATTGCAGGGTGTGACAAGATGCTTACGCTCTTGAACCCTGAATTTGCCGAGAAACAACGTCAGGAGCAGGAAATATCCTCTCTGAAAGGGCAAATGGCGGAAATGAGCAAGAATATGTCTGACCTTATGGATTTGAACAAACGGCTCATGGAACAGCTCGGAGTGGTTGAAACATCCAAAACAAAGAAATGATTATGGGAATGTGGGAAATATTGGAAGAAGGGCGTGACGATTACGGACGCGGCTTCGGTATGAGAGGTGACGAGGTGGAGGAAGCCTATAAGGAAGGCTGCCGCAAAGGTTACGAAAAAGCCATGAGAGAAATGCGCGGAGAAATGGGTTTCCGTGATGGTGGAAGAAGTTATTCAGGTGGTGGAAGCTCATCCGGCATGGATGAACGCAGATACCCCGGATACTTTCCTGAATATCCGCGTATGGATGACATGGGCGAACGCAGACGCAGACGCGCTAACGGTGAGTTTTATTAATGGTGGAGGGGTGGAATGCCCCTCTTTTTAAATAAAGGTTATGGAACAGAGATTGGATACATACAGCAGATTTCCATCGGGCATGAGGGAATATCTGGAAGCATACGGCTTTCATTTCAGCAAGAAACTTTATGAATGGGCCGTTTCAAAAATGAAGGTGAAAGACGAAGCCACGGGCAAAGAGAAAAAGCTGGAGCCGTGGAGCAAAGATGAAGTGGACGATATGCTGAAAGCGAACGGAATTACCATTGAGCACGACAAGGGTTATGACGTTGCTTATGTCGCAAACATGCTGAAAGCGGATTTCTATAAAAAATCATTGGTTGACGAGGCTCACTTATGCAAGCATATAAAATGCTACCTTGATGATATTGATGGCGATCCTTGCAGGGCGTTTGACGAGTTCTTTGCCACCTGTATAGGTAAAGGGATTCCTGTAATCTGGTCGGATGTGATATGATTATTCAGGAGTTCTACATACCGAAATATGGGGACTGGCACGTCAAAGTGTATTATGCGGTACACACCTATTGGGCGGATCGGATCATTATGGACCTGTACCGTATAGGATGCAGGGGGGATTCCCTCAAGCGTGCGTATCGCAATCTGACCGAAGGCAGAATGAATACCGGTCTAACCTATTCGGACTACAGGAGAAGAGAGACAGTAATGGTTATCTCACTAACCTCTACCCCCGAAGAGTTTCAAAATTCGTGGGACCACGAAAAAGGTCATTTGTGCCGGCATATCTCCAAGGCTTTCGGGATTGATCCTTATGGAGAGGAAGCGCAATATCTCAGTGGATATGTCGGTCAAAAGATGTTTCCTGTAGCCAAAAAGTTCTTATGTGAACATTGCAGAAAAGGACTGGAAAAATAATAATCGAACAGAAGCGTTCTTTGACTTGTTGGAATTACCGCTAAATTAAAAGTGTTAATAGCTATCTTTGATATTGTCATATTGATATAATTACCTATATTTGCACCATATAGGAGTGCTGGTATGTACAACAGCATCACCTTTCACTATAATAAGGAATTTACAGGGACATCGTAATTAGAGAGCCTTCTGTAAATATTGGTATTATTTTCTTGTACTATGAATAAAGTAATTAATATTCCAAATGCGGATAGAGATGAACGAATAGGTAGTGTTTTCAATCATTTATTTTCTGTCATTTTTGCGAATGAACAAATAAGGGATAATGATGTTCCTGTTTGGGATTTTTCAAATACCTCTTTTTTTCATCCATTCTTTTTGTTCCCATTTGCCATATATAAAAGCAAATGTAAGAACGTACAGTGTAAAAATGTGGTTGGATATATGAGAAACTATTTAGAATGTGTTAAGTTCTTTGATATGCTGACAATAAAAGATGACATGGACCTAAATAGTGCGTTGAAAGAATATTTAGGGAAAAGTTATATCCCTATATGTCGCTTTAGTCGATTGAATAAGAATATAGATTCAATGCAGACCATTATTCAAGGAGTTATTGAAAAACAGAAAAATTTAGATTTAAAACTTAAAACTCCACTTTCGTATTTGATTAGTGAATTAATTTGCAATATAAATCAACATTCTGATAGTGATTATGGTTATATATATACGCAATATCTGAAACGTGAGAATTGTTTGGATATATGCATAGCTGATGATGGAATAACAATTTATGGAAGTTATGTCAAGTCACAAAAGATGCTTGATAAGATAGGTGACAATGAAGCTGAAGCATTGAAATATGCAAATGAAGGATATTCGACTAAAGACCTTCCTGATGCTGAAAGTAGAGGGTTTGGTATATCATCTACTAAAAGTATGATTGTGGAAGGTCTTGGAGGGGCATTCTTTATGTTGTCAGGAGGGGCATTCCATAGGCATGATGCATCTGGCGGAAGTGATTATGTAAAATTGCCTGAAACTATTAATTGGAATGGTACGATTATACTTATGAGAATACCATTGACAGTTAGTGAAGAATTTGATTATACGAAGTATATAAAATAGGAGGTATTATGAAAGAAATAATTAAGCTTCATGATCTACTAGGATCTGAAATACGCTCACGTTCTAATGCTGAAATTTTACGAGAAAAAATAGCAGAGCATAGTGGTTCTATAATTGATTTAAGCGATGTTTCTTTTATTTCGAGATCATTCGCTGATGAACTATGTATTTTAGTTGAGAAACATATTATTCAATTACGCAATGCCAGTGGTGTTGTGCAGAATATGCTATCTGTTGTTTCTGAAAGTAGGAAGAAAAAAAGAGTTAGAAAGACTGATGATACCAAAATAAAAGAATTTGATGATATGGAAAGTTTGACATCTTTTCTGGCTACAATTTGATAAGAGTGTATTCTAGGCATATCAATTGAAAATAAATCAAAGCGGTAATTTCCAACGGTTTTACCGCTTTTTTTATGTTTATATATGGAAGAAGATAAGTTGAGCATATTGCTTGAACAGGCTGATGATGTGCCTCACTGGTATTTTTGTCGTTTACTTGCTGTGATGCGATGGAACGTATAGAGAGGTGGATATACAGGCTGATACCTCTTGTCGTGTTGGCAAGGGTGATATCGTTGTGCCTATGAACTAAAAGCGATAACTCATAAGCACAACGGATGGATTTATATAATACTGTTTAATTTTTCCGCATGTTTTTCTACTGAACTATTTAGAATTTTTGCATAAACTTGTGTGACTGAAACCTTTGTGTGCCCTAGCATCTTAGACAACGTTTCGATAGGTACGTCATTTGCTAAAACAACAGTGGTAGCGAATGTATGCCGGGCTATGTGACTGGTTAAGGGCTTTTTTAAGCCGATAAGTTCAGCTATGATTTTAAGGCTTCTGTTAAATGACTGTACAGTAGGGACTGTAAATTTATAATCGTATTTTTTTAATATTTCCATTGCTGGAGTAAGTATAGGTGTGTAAAATTTGGTTCCGGTCTTGATACGTTCTCCGTCTATATATGCAACTCCGTTATGTTCTACAGTACATCTGTCATAATCAAACATGTATAAGTCAACCCATGATAAGCCGGTATAGCATTGAAATATAAACTGGTCACGTACTTTTTGTAATTGTCGATCATTCAACTCTATATTGCGGATAGATTGCAGTTCGTCCATTGTGAGAGGCTGTCTTGTTTTATATCTACCATGTTTATCTTTGAATACCCTGTAAGGTGTGTCCTCGATAAGTCCAAGCCGAAGCGCTTCATTAATATAAGGTTTTATTCTCTTATGGTATCCATGTATTGTTGTCTGTCCTCTTGTTGGATCTTCTCTTCTTATAAACCTGTCAAATAAAGCTATATTTTCAGGAGTGATATCGTCAAATGTTTTAATTACTCCGGAGCGTTTTAGAGCTTCCAGTGCTATAAGGTGCGCTCGTTTGGTTGACCATTTAAGATCCCTTCTTTGTAACTCGTCATAAGCGAAATCTAAAAATGACGATTTAGACTTTACGTGTTTTTCGTTATAAAAAATATTAAAGTTTTTTAGATTGATGTCTTTTCCTTCTTTTCTTATATTTTTGATAATATCATCAAACTTTTTTACATATTGGGTTATTGCTTTATTTAATTGTTTGAATTTAGCGTGACGTACCACAAATTCTCCATCCCATTGGTTTGAATACAGTTCAATGTCTGTTGAGATCCATTTCCTTTCTGTACGTGAGAATTTAATTTCAATTTCAACCTTAGCTGATTTCTCCGGTGTTGCTTTCTTTTTTCTGTCGAATACCGGCTTGATTTTCCATGTTTCCATACTGTTTCTTTTTAGTTTATAATTTGTTAATTATGGTAAATGTGATACCAAGTGTGATACCAGCTGTGATACCAGGAACAAATTGGTATCACAAATAGTTCAACAGTGTAATGATAAGTAATGCACAGTAACGGAAGTAATCATCAGTAAGATTACTTAAACACGTTGAAGATCAGTCGATTAGGTTTGTAATATATTGATTTATAGCCTATTGGCGTAAAATAAAAAAAGGGAGCATTTTGACCCCCCTTGAGCCGAAACCGGGAATCTAACAAATTATTTATAATCAACTGATTAAGCGTTGTTTATTGCCATTGGTATCACATAGTAAAAATATTCAACACGCCTCTAAGCCCTGTAGAGGGCTTTTTCTATGTTTTGTGATACCGACAAATTCCGTTTTAAGTTAAAAAATCCACCTATTTTTAACAAGATTGTATAGCGTATCATATTACTTTTTCATACAGTTTACCATTGATTGTTAGATAGGAGTTAAAACATAATGTTTTGCTTAGAATATTAGATTAATGACGTTATTCTATAATTTCTCCCAAATCAATATCAACGATAATTTTTTCGTCTGTAGTGGTATTGTCATAAAATATAATTTTTAACGAAATGACCATTTTATTTCCACTAGTAGATATGTTTGTATAATTGAGTTTAGAAGGCTTTTTATATTTATGATTGATATAGCTATGTAGATTTATATCTGTTCTTCCTTTGTCAAGGTCAAATATTGACATACCGTCATAAGAAGTCCTCCCGTCATCCCAATCGACTAGCACATATTTTCTTCCCAAAATAGCGTCAGGACTACCAAACCCAGCTAGATGTATATGGTTATTTTCTTCTATTATATTTCCGCTCTTGTCAATAATAAAATATCCGTTATTTTTCCCTATTATAATAGAATCCCCATATCTTATAGCTGCATTTTCGTAATCGTAATTATATGCTCCGTCATTACATATATATTTAGTAGATATAAGATCCCCATTCAGATTATAAATGGCAATACACTCGGCTGAGCATTTTAACATCATTGAAATATTAACAAAACCAGACCATTTACACAATAATAAATTATCATTGTCAAAAAAAGGATATCCTGAAGATGGCTCAAAAGCTACTGTTTTGTATTCTCCATATCCTAAATATATATCTACTGGATCAGGAATTATCATATCTTTCTCCCATATAATCTTATTATCACTTCTTCTTTCTTTTACCAGCCGCTTTTTAGATTCATTATTTATTGATGCATAATATATATGCGTTGAATCTTGGGCTAATAATTTCCATTCATTAGTTGTTAAATAATCATCTACGGGAATGTTATCTTCGTTATTACTACAACTAGATATTACTCCAATAAGTAATAAAGATATTAGCAATACTTTTTCCATAATATCTATTTTTTATTAAGACTAATCGTCTTATGTATATTATTCTTTTCTGGCTCTATTTTATTGCATGTAATTAGATTTAACTCAACTCCGAAAAGAAGTCTTTCTAATCTATCATGTTGGTTGTTCATCTTAATGGCAATGTCTTCTAATTTGTGTATTATATCATTGTTCATATCTAAGGTTTTTAATCTCCTTAAAAAACATGATAAGATGTTCATTTGTTTAGCTTACATTTGGTTTTTCTAACTGTTCTTTCAAATCGGTGTTTTCATTTTTAAGCACTTCGATAACATTTAGTAAGTCATCCATACGTGTTTGGTATGTTTCTATTACTTTTATAAGGACTTCGATAGTCCTTTTGCTGTCTATTTGTTCTCCATGTAAATCTATGTTAATATTTTTTGTTTCAATTTGATGTGGTGCGGATGTTTTATTCGTTTTTGATTCTAAATCAAGTGATGTGGGCTGAGATTTAAGCATCTCACCTTCACCACGGAGTAGCCATTCCGAAGAAACAAGCGGTTCAGCTTCCAAAATTTTATATAATGTTGAATATTTTGGCTCTGCTCCTCTTAGGATATCATTAAGTGATGTCTGTGCGATACCTATCTTTTCTGCAAAAGATCTTTTACTTTTATATCCGAATTGAGATATTATTTGAGTAATTCTTTCATTTACAGTTGTTTTCATAATATATTATTTAAAATGTTTCTAAATAACGGTTTAGCTTATATTTTTTAGCGGTTTAATTTGCAACTGAAAGTTAAACCGCTTACTTTTGCAATGTGAAAACGAACTGAATACAGTTTTATTTCGCAACGGCAATAATTAATATACAAATATATGAATAAAATAGGAAGAACCAAAGAAATCCCACGGATAATCGTTCCACAAGGTGCACAGAAACACATCGCATCTCATTTCGGGGTTAGCGGTGAAACAGTACGCAGAGCATTAAAGTACATTATCAACACTGAACTTGCAGTAAGAATAAGGGAAGAGGCGATAAAGAATTATGGTGGTGCAGAATCCATTATCAGAGTGAAAATATAAATATTCAAAGGTTATGATGACAAGAACAGAAATGAATATGCTCACGGAAAGATTTGCAGAAGTGACGGGAAAACAGAATGATTCTGTAATGAATTCTGCTAGATGCGCAGAATATCTAGGAATATCTCAAGGGGCTTTAAGAAAACGCGTTCATGATGGTACTATCCCATATACTAAAAAGGGCAAACTGTTGTATTTCTCTAAACAAGATGTAAATAAATACTTATTAGATAAATAAAAAATGAGCAAAGCAACCGATTTTATAAATAATAAATGCTACCAGCTTGGTAATCCGGTAGAACCGTTGATTTTTAAAGCTGACGCGCTGGAAGCTATTAGTATTGCATGCAAGGAGATAGAAGAAAGAACTGTGATAGTGTACCGGCAGTTATGTCCTTGTTTTCAAAGGGGGAAATGTAAGCATTATCCTCACAACCAAAAACAAGGTAGTCAAATATGTGATATGGAATGTGATCGTATAAGTTATCTAAAGAAACAATTGGCTTGTATTTCAGCAGACAAATAAATATATCCCCTCCCGTAAGATTCGGGGTAACAACCGGTTTAAGCCGTTGAGGGGAACTGTTCAAAGTTCTTTCACACATTGTAAATGTTTATATGGTGTAACTCATAAGCCATATAATGCAGACAAACGGACTGATTATAGGAGTCAATACCAGCAGGGATGCCGTGACGTATTGAGGGTCTATAATAATTGATTGAACATACTTTCGGTGCACCGATTTGTCCTTAGTGCATTAAGTAAACTTGGTTGGGCACAAGTACCGCCGGAAGGTCTAATATATCCCCTCCCGTAAGATTCGGGGTAACAACCGGTTTAAGCCGTTGAGGGGAACAATATAAAAATGCATATTATGAAAACAGCTAATTTTATCCTGTCTATATTTGCCGCACTATGTTCTTTAGGAATGATTTATGGTGCGATAGTTACGGAAAGCCCTATAAAATCTGTATCGGTGATTATATTTTCCATTATCTCATTATTGTGTGTGAGATTGGTGGTAATGACATACAGAGAGTTAAAGGAATATGAATGATTTTTTCATCTAGTTTTTTTGTTATTTCATAAAGTTAATGTTGTCTGTCCGTGCCTGTATGTGAATATAGGTACGGAATTTCACCGTCCATGGTTGGTACTGTCTAAGGTAATAAACATAAATAATTATCTGTTCTAATCTCTACTTTCATTTAACGGATAGTATGGCGGCCCGATTCCGCTGACGGTGGCTGTAAGTTATCATAAGTGATAGATTAAGTCGTTTAGGTTTTGCTCCTGTAGTCTGTGAAGATAGCAGGAGTTTTTTAATTGGAAACAAGTTAAGTTATGGATATAAATATAATAAAGGAGAAAGCCAGAGAGTATGCAAATGGCATACATGGAATTACGCACAAAAGAACAGCATCAGTGGATTTTGAAAAAGGTGCTCAATTTGTTTTGGAATCCATGAAATGGAGGAATGCAGAAAAAGATCCTCCACCATTAGACACAAGAGTGTTTGTAAAGAGTTCCGGGAAATTTGTGAATACCGGGATGTTGGTATTCGATAGTGAGCATAAGAAGAACATTTGGATATGTGGAAATACTAACCGGGCATGGGACATTGATTTTTGGAAACCATTGCCACAATAATTAGATAAACTTAAAATAAATGGTTATGAAGAAAGGTGATAAAGTACGTGAGATAGGTGATACGTTGACAGGTACAATAGTTTATATCGCTAACGGATATGCTGATGTCAAATATCCTAATATGAAAGGTGTATGCTCATTGCCGATCCAATTTCTTGAAAAGGTATGAGAACTATAAGCCAGATAAGCGATGAATTGGAAAAGCTTTATTCAGAGCTTGATATAGTCCAGTCAATGAGTGAGGAATCGGTAAGGCTCACATTCAATGCTGAATGTAAGGGCAAGTATATATCCTTGCTTAATGAAGAAATCGATTCTCTAGAAAACGAACTTGAAGAAGTGGAAAGATATCATGGCAGGAAGCGGAACTTTGTAAGGACTGCGGACCTGCCTTTTTTGTGTTGGTAAAAGCGAACATTTTAAAATTTAAATATTATGCCTATAGTTAAGAAAAATGATGTTTTACCGGAGCGTCCTGTAATTATTGTATTATATGGAGTACCCGGAAGTGGGAAAACCTCAGTAGCTACAACAGCGGATAATCCTTTATTGATAGATTGCGACAGGGGGGCAGACCGCGCAGTACAACGTTGTGATACCATAATGGCTAAATGTTGGAAAGATATTGATTCAGAACGTGAATCTATGAAAGATTACAAAACAATAGTTGTCGATACAGCCAAATCAATGATAGACGATTATCTGAGTCAATATGCTATTGACAATAATTATAAATTGAAAACGAATACTTTAAAACGGTTTGGGCAGATGGGCGAGGACTTTAAAGAGTTCGTCAACTTTCTTCGCTCGAATGGTTCTGACATTGTTTTTATATGCCATGACAAGGAAACGGCAGACGGTGATGTGATAAAGCACTCTCCGGATTGCACAGGGCAATCAAAAGACCTGCTTGTCAGGATAGCTGACCAAGTTGGATATGTATTCATACAAAATGGGAAGCGTTCTATTTCATTTGCACCGTTGGATAATTTTGTAGGCAAAAATGTAGCAGGACTTGGAACTGTGGTAATACCTGATTATGGAACAACCGAGTTTGATACATGTATGTCTGACATTATATCGAAAGTGAAGATATCAATTCAAGGAAAAGGAGAAGCACAAGCAAAAGCTAATGAACAGCTTGCGGCAATACGTGAACAGCTTGCCGCCGCAATGACCGATGAAGATATTCTTGCCTTGATGGAGGCTACAAAACTATTACCTAAAATTATGCGAGTACCCTTCTTTTCTGAGATGCAGAAGAGTCTTGCAGCAAAAGGATTCACTTTCGATCAAGATAAAAAGTTATTCGTGAAAGTATGATACCGCTAATTCGCGTAACAATTTTAGAAGCATTCCGAAAGTACATAGAGCAAAGCGATTATGCCAACTATGAGATAACGGAGCAATCCGTTATTGACAGTATAACAGGCAAGTTCACGGGTAATGTGTATACAAAAATTGGACAGGCATTTCATAAAATAGTGGAAGAAGGTACACCGAAATGTGATAAAGTAGATGCAGGAGAACGTACCTTCCTCCATTATAATAAAGAACAAAAAGAGCCTGTTCCTTGTGGTAGATCCTTTGACATTGAAGGTGATAAAGTGATTATGGATATTGCACAATGCAAGACCGCGCTTTCCTATCGTAACGAATACCCGAATGCTTTTCATGAGATAAGACTGTATAAGGATTTTGGAGATGCTATTATAACAGGATGTGCCGATATGGTGAATGGTGTGGAGATCAGGGACATTAAGACTAAATATTCTTATCCTACCGATGCCGATTACATCAATTCTTGCCAATGGCGATTTTATCTCCAGCTATTCAATTTAGACGTGTTTCACTTTGACTTGTTCATCTTTGAAGGATACGACAAAGATAAGCATGGATATGATGTCAGAGGACTTCCATTGAAACGCTATGAGCCTGCTATTACATGTTATCGTTATGATGGTATGGAGCAGGATAATATGAATCTATTACACTCTTTTTTAGAGTGGGTAGAATACAGAGATTTAACCAAGTATTTATTAAAAGAAAAAATAGAAAATTAATTATGGCAATTTTAAGTGGTTCTATCTGTCTCTCTGATATACCTCGTGAGCAGATGAAGAAAATTAAGTGTAAAGACGGAGTTGAAAGAATCTATGTGAATGTGGCTGTTATCGAGCGCAAAGAGAAATCCCAGTTCGGGCATACGCATTTCATCACTTGTTCTCCTAAAAGAGAGGAACGGGTAGAAGGTACACGGTATATTTTTGGTGACCTCAAAGAGTTTGTACCTCAGAATACATCACCTAGCCCAGAGGATATAAATAATGCTCCGAGTGTTTCCCAGGATGATGATCTAGATTTGCCCTTCTGATGAAGTACGATGGTTCCAATCCTCTCCACGTCCAGCAGGCAAGAGCGAAGCTGGAGAAGTTGATAAAGGAACAGAAGGTGTTTGAATTGACGGAAAAGAGACCGCAAAGGGGTATTCAAGCCAACAAATACCTTCATGTCTGCCTTGCTTATTTCGGTTGCCAAATCGGTGAAACGATGGAATATGTAAAGCGGAACTATTACAAGATTCTCTGCAACAAAGACACTTTCGTCCGTGAGAGAGAAGACAAGTTTTTGGGTCGGATAAAGTATCTACGAAGTTCTTCTGATCTTGACAGCGCGGAGATGAGCCTAACTATTGAGCGGTTTCGGAATTTTTCGAGTGCCCAATGTGGTATATATATCCCATCTCCAAACGAAGAACGTTTGATTCAGTTGATGGAGATAGAGGTTGAACAAAACAAATTTCATATTTAAATGAAACTTACTTTGACAAAACAAGAAGTGCTTCTCATCCAGTTACTTCTTCATATTTATAAAAACGAGTTGCCCGATGACGGAACAGAGAAGCATGGACGTTTTGTCGGGAAGTTGTACAAGAAAATCAAAAGACAAATTATTAATCAATTAAAGCAATAAAATTATGGAAAGCAACATATCGCGCGATCATATTGCACTTGAAGCAATGAAGTGCATAATGATGACAGCAAAACGCAGGAGAACTTTATGGAATAGAATTGTAACATTGTTTTTCCCATCCAAAGAAGTTAGTATTACAAACTACAACTCTGAAAAACAGGCTAAAGCAGCTTACCAAATAGCTGATGCAATGATTAAGGAACGTAACAAGACAAAGGAGGAATGATATGTATTACGAGGTAAAGTTAAAGGTGATGAAACCTAACAAGGACGGTCTTGAAAAAGAAGTAAAAGAACACTTCATTACAGACTGCTCACTTTTTGCAGAAGCGGAAGCCAAAGGGATCGAACAGTACGCATCCGATAATATGGAATCTGATGTCTTCTCCATTTCACGTTCAAACATCATTGAGATAATCAACGAAAAGACAGAAGACAAACCATTCTTCAAGGCTACCATTGTAGATACTCAGATTGATGAGAACGGCAATGAGAAAGAATTGAAATACTATAATTTGGTTTGCGCAAAGGATTTAAAGGAGGCAAACACTTTGATGGAACAACACCTTTCACAAGGTTTGTCTGATATGAGATTGGATGCGATTGTTAAAACCAAAATAATTGATTTGATTTAGTTATGAAAGCATTATTTAAAATGGACTTCGATTGCGGAAGAATGGGCAATCTTGAAGGAGTATTTATTGCAGACACAGAAGATGTCGAATACTTAGTGAATAACAAAATCAGTGTTTACTTCGGTGAAGTACTTGGCAAACACTCTGAAATATCCGGGTGTGTGGCTGAAAGTGAAATCAAACAAATAACCACCGATGAAAATGTAATCAAGATAGTTGAAGAATATGGGCTCAACAGTGGGTATAATCCATTTGAATACACTCTTTGTACATCAGAAACGGAAGATATACCAGACAACGGAGTTGATTGGGATGATTGTACTGTACAAGAATACATAGACTTTATGAGGAAAGGTATAATACCCCAATATTACGAGAAAGATTATAAAGAATGGCTAAGTAGCCAAAAGGAGGATTAAATCATGCAAGACTATATTTCAGATTGGTTCATTCCGATGGATTTCGGTAATGATATGCCGGACGAAGATCCTAACGGTGAGGATAATTTCAATTTTGATTAAGTAATGGTCAGTCAGTATGGTGGAACAATGAGATACACTAAAGTGAAGCTCTTATAGATAGGTTGGCAAGTCAATATGTTACGGTTAGCTGTAAAAAGAAATTCAAACCACTGAGCTAATAACAGGTAATGCTGAATGTCACCGCAACGTGAAAAAGCAAAACTACTTGGTGAAAGTCCAAGAAAAACTCCTATCATGCAGGTGCAAGTCCTGCTGCTGACACATAAATGTGAGCCACACATCAATGGCATGGGTTAATAAATAATGGTTGTGCCCCGGAGAATACGCTTCGGGTCTTTAATTAAAAGAATAACATGGAAACAAAAGAAATTACTAAGACTGTTTACATCGCATATGATGGGGAAGAGTTTCTTTCAAAAGAGGATTGTGAAAAATATGAGAATTTTGCAAAAAAAATACTTTCACGTATTAAATATTTCTGTATCAGATGTAATCCGGATTTGACAGAAACAGGGAATTTTACACATAAGATATATGTAGCAGTATTCTCCAAACATTACTTTTATAGAGATATTGCTTTTGAGTGGGCATTACGTAAATTCGGTTATTTAGGAGAAAGTGTACAAGGATATGGCTTTCAGACACATTTTTGTGTAAGTGAAGTTTCTAAAGAAGAATATGAAAAGTGTCCACCCACCGAATGGGGAGGATCAAATTTAAAAAGTGATAAGATATTCCTCAGCCCTATATTGGTAGAAGGATTTCCTGAAAACATTGACTACATGAAAGAATGGGGATTTAAATAATGCCGTACTACATAAACAAATAATAATTATGACTTACGAAGAGATGAAATCCAAGGCTTGTGTGGCAAGCAGCCGTAGTAAGCCCAAAAATGAGGAACATAAAATACAATGTTCTTGTGTTAGGTATTTCCGTTTAAAATATCCCCATCTCAGAAATATGCTGTTTGCTGTTCCTAATGCGGCAAGACGTTCTGCAAGAAACGGCGCTTATATGAAAGATGAAGGTATGCTTCCCGGAGTTGCAGATTTGATACTTCTTAAGAGTAACCGCTTCTATGGAGCTTTGTGTGTGGAAATGAAAAAGCCGGGAGAATACCAAAGACCGGTCCAAAAAGACTGGCAAAAGGAATGTGAGGCGAATGGTAACAAGTACGTTGTTGTCCGATCATTGGACGAGTTTATTAAAGTGGTGGATAATTATTTGAAAGATATATGACTTATATAGAACTGATAAATAAGTTTTGGTCTCTTGACGAAGACTGGGAATTTACCTGCTGTGAAACGAGGCTTTATTTTTACTTGCTAAAAACAGCGAATCGTTTAGGCTGGGTGGATAGCTGGACGCGTAGTGATACAAAGGTATCATCTGACGTGGGAGTGTCGGTCAACTCAATGAAATCAGCACGTAACAGATTAGTTCAGGCGGGTCTTATCACATTCAAATCAGGCGGAAAAGGACAACGGGATAAAACAAGGTATCAGATTAGCTATCAAAATTTGACACCTAAAGTTGAACCTAAAGTAGTACCTAACCTTATACCTAACCATGAACCTAAAGTAGTACCTAAGCCCTTACAGTATAATGTACGCGCATTAGACAAAGATAAAGACAAAGATAATTATCTCTCTCCCCCGCGCGCGTATGAAGAAATTCCGACTGGGATTTTTGAAAGAGGGTTGGATGAGTGCTATGAAGAATTGAAGTCGAATAGTTCATGGATGGAAGCTGTCTGCATGAATACTCGTTTATGTGGATATAAGGATTTCGCGCCTCCTGATTTTTATGATTATTTGGAGAAGTTCTTTATGAAGCTCCAAAACGAGGGAGAAACTGTTAAATCACCCCAAGATGCAAAATCGCATTTTGCCCGATGGCTGAAAATTGAACTTGAAAAACAACGGAACAATGGAAACAACAATAGGCGCAATTATACAGACAAACAGGAAGCTAACGCCTACGCTCTTAGCTTGCTACAACAACATAAGCGAGACCTCGAAGAAGGCTTGGCTGACCAAATGGAAAGACCGTTCTGAGGTTGAAAGAGTATTTTCACCGGTCCAGTGGGGATATGCCCTTCAAAACCCGGAAAGGGCTTATATGGCAGATTGCCCTTCACTGATGCAGTATGATGCGCTTTACGGCTGTGGCTCTTCCGAATACTGGATCGACATACAGGTGTCCGGCATATTCGGGGCTTCCAACAGCAAGGAAAAAGGCGTTGCCGACGGGATAAGAATCTTTTGCCAATCCTTTGCCTCACAGGCCAAGGCTTACAAGCTTTCCGAACTGATGCTGTTTTTCGCACGCTACAAGGCCGGGAAGTATGACAATTCATTCGCGTCTTTCGATGCCAGAAGAATAGGCAATGCTTTCTTCAAGGAGTTCAATTCCGAAAGGAATTATGAGCTGGACGCGATAAACCGAAAAAGGGTGCAGGATGAAATAGAGAACAGAAAATTTATTCCACCTGAAGGATATTCTTCTTTGACTTTGTACAACGAATTGAAACGTCGGGCGGAATCCGGGGACGAGGAAGCCGTGAAAATACTGACAGTATGGCAAAGAAAGTCAAACCGGAATCCGTATATGTAAAATGCCGGAATTGCAAGAATGCTTCGAACTTCGGGGACAATTCTGCGTATTGTAAGGCTAAAGGGCATAGAGTGTGTGCTTGTGACAGATATGGGCAAATATGCAATAATTTTTTAAAGAAGTAATTATGAAAGATATTGAACTCTATAGAGATTCATTTCAAAATTTTCGTAGCTATCAATTACCTAAAGCACAATTGATTATAGCGGATGTGCCTTATAATTTGGGTACTAATGCTTATGCAAGCAATCCTTCATGGTATAAAAATGGGGATAATAAAAACGGAGAGAGCGATCTTGCTGGGAAAAAGTTTTTTAATTCAGAAAATGAATTTCGTCCTGCCGAGTTTATGCATTTTTGCAGTGACATGATGGTAAAAGAACCGAAGAAACCCGGTAAATCCCCTTGCATGATAATATTCTGCGAATACGAACAGCAGTTCATGTTCATAGAACTTGGTAAGAAGTACGGGCTAATGAAATACATTCCGTTGGTATTCCGTAAGAACTTTTCCGCACAAGTATTAAAAGCCAATATGAAGATTGTTGGTAATTGTGAATACGGTTTGTTGTTATATAGAGATAAACTACCGAAATTCAATAATGATGGAAGGATGATATTCAACTGCTTCGACTGGGTTAGAGATGATGATAATCCTAAAGTACATCCAACACAGAAACCTATTCCCTTACTTCGTAGACTGATTGAAATCTTCACCGATAAGGGTGATGTAGTTATAGACCCTGTAGCTGGAAGTGGAAGTACGCTTTTGGCTGCTGCGCAATGTGGAAGAAAGGCATACGGTTTTGAGATCGACAGGAATTTCTACAATGATGCTAACAAGTACATTTTATCAAGAATTCAAAAAACATTATTTCAATGAATACCGAAACGCTTATAAAGATACGTGAATGGGAAGCGGAACGCGACAGGAACCTGCGCATCCACTGTCCTCTTGTAGCTGCCAAATTCCAAAGATGGATTGACAGGGCGAAGAAAGAGGACGGAAACAAGAATACAAACAACAAGAAAGGGGGCAATCCATGAGAAATAAGCTGACTGTAAACGACCTCCCCGCGGATGTGGTGGAACGGATGAAAAAGATAATCAATGAGGACAGGCAGATGCTGAAGCTGAGGGAAAGGCACGCTTCCTTTCTCAGGTCACACCGCTATATGGAGGCAATGAAACTCAAACAGATGATGGACGGTATAGAAAAACGTGTCATAAACCAATACCTTTCCGAATATGAGGGGATGTCGGAATCCATGGATAATTTCATGCGTGAAATGTCGGAAGAGGACAGGGAAGAGATAAACGTCCTTACCAACAGTATCATCATGCTGTGCGATATGGTTGAGACCTTTACGATGGACTGTAACGAGATTTTAAAAAAGTATCATCCTGATTACCGTATAGAGATGTTTGACAGGGTTTCCGAATGCGGGAAAGCCGCCAAAGCCCAGGTGGACTTCATGTCAAAAAGCACGGATATGGTTTACCAGTGTGCCTTTGCCGAGGATGCGGACAAAATAACAGAAATGGTTAAGAACAAGGTCAAGGCTTTCATCAGAAAGCTGAAACGGAAGAAAAAGGCGGAACATGAAAACTGCTGATGGTTATCCTGTGGTATGTTACGGTGTAAAAGGTAAATACAATATACATCGCATCTGCCGCCGTTGTGCCATATATCGTAAATACGATTCGATTCCCGAAAAGCCATGCTACAGGCTTCATGGAATACATCTGTTGGGCAGAAGAGAATGCCCGATATTTGAACCCAAAAATATTTAGATTGGAATTTTATCATTTACCTGACATCAGGAAAATGGTTCAAAACTGATTAAGAAAGAAACATTATGGAAAGATATTATAAAACAATTAGAGACTCTAAAACAGGATTAAAGATTAAGGCTTTAATAGATAAGGCTGATGAGTTTGACAAGCAGGTAGCAGTTCTCCGTGAAAAATACGGATTTAGTAAGACATGGACTTCTTCATTTTATTACAGAAGTTTGGATATCGTTGAATTTACAGAAGAACCGGACATGGCTAATTGGAAAAGGATGAAAGATGTGCATAATGGCTATTATCCGCGTGCTCGTTGCAAAAATAAGGAGATATTGCAGGACTTCACCGACATAAATAAGAATACAATAAGACGTAACGAATTGGACTCAATTATAGGGATCGAAGATGTTTTTAATCATGCTGGATTTGATTTTACTATTCCTGATATTTATGTTTTCATTGTGGAAAGTGATTGGAAATGTAAATTACCTAAAGATTGCGAGGAGATAACCAATGTTGAATACAACAAGTTAATATCAAAGTGATTTGGCGTATAACTGAATAGAAATGAACATTGGAATATTAGCAGTTGACAGCAACTATCCTAATCTTGCATTGATGAAGATAAGCAGCTATCATAAGGTAAGGGGTGACAATGTGGAATGGTATAATCCGCTGTGCCATTATGATAAAGTCTATGCAGCGAAAGTATTTTCCTTTACTCCTGATTACGGTTACTACATCAATGCAGATCAGGTTGAAAAAGGTGGAACCGGATATGATATTTCAAAAATACTTTCGGTAGAAATAGACCGCTTGCAACCAGATTACAGCCTGTATCCTTCTGTTGATAGCAAGACAGCTTACGGCTTTTTGACAAGAGGCTGCCCTAACAAATGCAAATGGTGTGTAGTCCCTACTAAAGAAGGCAAGATTACCCCATACATGGATATCGAAGAGATAGCCATTGACGGTAGAAAGAATATTATCCTTATGGATAACAATGTACTTGCATCCGACTATGGTTTACAACAAATTGAAAAGATTGTTTCCATGGGCGTACGAGTAGACTTCAATCAGGGCTTAGATGCTCGCTTGGTAACAGACGACATCGCCCAGTTATTGGCAAGAGTAAAGTGGATGAATTGCATACGGTTCGGCTGTGACACTCCAGGACAAATTGCTGAATGTGAACGTGCAACGGCTTTGATTGACAAGTACGGCTATAAAGGGGAATATTTCTTCTATTGCATCTTGATGAACGATTTCAAGGAGGCATTCAATCGAGTTAATCATTGGCGGAAGAGAGGACGTAGGTTCTTACCATACGCCCAGCCATACCGGGATTTAAATAATCCGCATCAAATCATACCACAATGGCAAAAAGACTTGGCCGGATGGGTTGATAAGAAGTGGATATTCAGAAGTTGTGAATTTAAAGACTTTATTCCACGGAAAGGATTTAAGTGTAGTGAATATTTTTTTAATCAATTATAGTAAAACAGATTAAAAATGAGTGAAACAAAAATCATATTAGATGCCTGTTGTGGCAGTAGGATGTTTTGGTTTGACAAAGAAAACCCTTTGGCTTTGTTTGCTGACATTAGGGACGAAGAATACATTCTTTGTGATGGGCGAAATCTGAAAGTCCACCCAGACATCGTATCGGACTTTACCGATATGCCGTTTTTGGATAAATCCTTTAAACTGGTAGTGTTTGATCCACCCCATTTGCTAAAGGTTGGTAAAAATAGTTGGTTAGCCAAGAAGTATGGTAAACTTCCTGAAGATTGGCCAAGGGTGATAAAAAAGGGAATTGATGAATGCTTTCGTGTTCTGGATGACTACGGAGTTCTGATTTTCAAATGGAATGAGGATCAGATAACAGTTAGGGAAGTATTGAGTGCCATCAATCGGCAACCACTCTTCGGCCATACTACTGGAAGACATGGAAAGACTATGTGGATGTGTTTTATGAAACTGCCAATTAACTAA